CGTAACATTGCCTTATATCGGTCTTATTCACATACTGTTTAACTAGTTAAATAGAAGAGAATAGCATGATAAATGTAACACAATATGATAATGTAATAGACAATCATGAGCAAGTGAGAGACTATATTCTAAGTGATAAATTCACATGGCATTATCAAGCAGGTAACGCAGACGGAACACATCCACAACAGTTCGAACATCACATATATCATCCTCAGCATGGTATATTGAACGAGTATCTTTATTCTGTATTCGAAAAACTAGTGAATGATATATACGAAGCAGAAAATAAGCAGTTGAAAGAAATCTGTCATATGAAAGTCAATTGTCTTCTGCCACCACACAAAGAACATCCGTTACATAGAGATGATGTACATGAAACAAATTTTATAAGCATTCTATATTATCCTCATACGACAACAGGTGCTACAAATTTCATGCCGAATGGTAAAGTCGAACCAGTAGAGAATAGTTGTATAGTATTCAATAGCGCAATGCTTCATTCAGCAAGTTCACCATACACAGATAGAAGAGTAACAGTGAATATCCTTACAAAAGAGAAGGTATAATACGAATACACAACAGTTCACATAGAATAGAATAGTATGAATGTTTGTGAAATATCATGTGAATATCGGTAAGTTTCGTGTAGTTTTGTGTATGTTTATGTATACAGTGACTATCGAAAAGGGCGAATAAACGATAATAAATTATAATTAAAATATTGTTGGGTGAAAAGTTGCTCTAGCATACAAGCGGACCGCCGTCAAGTACTTTCTCTGTGTGTGTTGCAAAAATGCAACAGTTACCAACTATTTTAAAAAAAAGTGAAAAAAAGTGAAAATAATGCTTGACAATTGCCATTGTCTTTGCTATACTATAAACATAGTCGAGATAGAGACTACTGGCGTATCGCTAGATTAACTGCATGTCCCTAAGGGAGAACTGGCGCGATACTAGATTGAACTGCAAGTCTCTATGAACTTTAAAAGGAATATATTATGAATTACGATATGACTAAACCAATCAGAACTCTCGCTATGGAGCAAGACGTATTCGATGTTATTACTGATGCGCTTGTTGCTGAGTGTGAGCATGTCACTGAACTAGTTGAAAAACTTGATGAAATGTTACCTGAATACATCGATGGTAAGATTATCAATGATGTTGCTACTGAATGCTTTAATGAGTATTGGGCGGCAAAAGTGTAAAATAGTGCTTGACATCTGTATAAGACTGTGATATACTGTGTATATAATGATAATGAAAGTGAGTGAATATGTTTGAGATTGAATTTAAATTGAATGGTGAAACGCAGATAGTTACCGCGCTGACAGAAGAGCAGTGTGATGCTATTCTCGCAGACGGCACATTTGGTGTTAACGCAATCAACTTAGTAGAGGTACGTCAGTATGCGTAATATAATCGCGGGTGCATTAGGCATCACCGGACTTCTATTAGTACTAGGCGCTGTAGGTAGCGACTGTGATGGCAAGTGTATGGAGAACGCACTGTCAATCACTGAAGTACTACTGTTCGCATTAGCAGGTTTCGCAATGATTGGTGTAGCATTCGTTACATATGATAAGGAGTAGATAATGGCAAAAGCAATGGGTCAATATGAAAAAGTACTGAACGTACTGAAAGAAGCAGATAACTATACTGCTACTATAGATGAGTTCAAACAACAGTGTGAGATAGCAGGCGTGAACATGTACCGCATCTCAACGTATATGTGGGAAATTAAAACAAAGACACCCTATGGTGTGATCCCACTCAAAGACGGTCGCAAGGTCACCGGTTACAAACTGTGTGGCGTAGAACGAGTAGACGCGACTGCAAGTTAGAGACTAGTAGGGTTTTTCTCTCCCTTTCTCCCTACGTTGTCTCGGCGATGCCCTGTAACCCTTACTGACAAAGGGTTGTAGGGTGTCGCTTTTTTTTATTTTTTACTTGACAACAGTTGCCATATGTGCTATACTGAAACTTTAACTGCACGCCACTGAAAAATAACTGTTGACAACTGTTACTCACTGTGCTATACTATAGACTAGACCCCCCACCCTATGTAATATTTTTGTGATGTCCGACCCCTTTAGTGCGGCATTAAGCGCGGAGTTCAATTTCGTGTTTTCTGAGTACGGCAAACGTCCACTGAAGTCCACTGTCTAAAAACTGAAAGCACTATAGGGGGTTTAAGGAATCCAAAAATTTTTCCGGACAAAAAATTCACGTTTCTCAAGTCGGCACTAAAACAGTCTGTCTTTACCTGTAGGTTTTGTTGTCATTCCTAGATGCGCTCTCATAGGACGACCTGCTTCTGCTGGTGTATCTGCAGTAGAGTATACACTGTTATTCACTGCTTTACTGTACACTCTATCATTTGAATTGAACTGTGCATCATGCTTACGATTTGCTTCTGCTATCTGTTCAGCAGTAGGTTCTTTTCTTTTCAATATAAACCTCTTCTCACTGTCGTTGTTAATTCACTATATGAATATCTTTTTTGTTTACTGTGTTCTCGCAATGCTTACACTGCATTACATCTTCTATATGTGCAGTATCATAAAACGATGAACATTCATTACATACAATATGATACACTGTGAAAGCATATGTTCTGTTGTATGTAAATCTCTTTGCTATAGCACACATCTTTACTTTTGCAAGACCAGTGTATTTGAGCGATAGACTGTCTGTGATGAATTGTCTATACATACGGATTATCTTTCATCATGTCAGAGTACCATGCTCTTGCTTCTGTCTGCGTTTTGAACATTGGCGATAACTGAAAGAAGTCTTGATTAGCATAGAAGAATTCTATCTGTCCGTTCTCATCTACATGTCTCATCAGAGCGATATAGTTTTCTGTGCTTTTACTCATCGTCTTGCCATCATTGTAAGTTCTAGTGAACATGTGCGTAGTTTGAGTTTGCCTGTCTGTTCGTAGATTATGATTGATGCTCTTGTGCGACCTTGCTTGAATTCAATACTCATGTTCTCTGGCAAGTATACATTCAAGTCATTAAAAGTCTGAAGCGCATCTTTCTCAAGACAAGAAAAGAATTCTTTGTCTATCCATGCTCTTGCTAGAACACGCCCGCAGATTTCTGGCAAATGTTTCTTTACTTCTTCTCTTGTGTCAAAGCGAGTTTCTTCATCTACAAGAACAAACTTTCGACTGTATGAAACGATATTCGATTTGTCTCTTAATACAAGTGCAGTGCTACTACTCATATGAAACTCGTACTGCTTTATTATCTTTAAGTAGATTAGATATATTGACACGCAGTTCTAGTCTGCGCTTTGAAATGTTGAGACTTACTTTACCGTGACTGCTTTCGATAAGCGTCAGTTCAGGATTACGACTAGTCTGAAAAGATGTTATGATGTTTGTGTGCTTAGTGTGATGAAACAATGCGACTGCATAAGAATTCTCTACTGTTTGTTCTCTACATACACACAATGAATAGTACTTCTTATTGTGTGGTTGATTTGCTTCATTCACCCATAGTTTATTATTCATCTTCTCAATGAATGTTTGATTAATCTTCTTTGTGATTTCGTCTGTGATTGTTGTTGCTTCTGTGATTGATGTGATAACATCATCTGCAACTGAAGATGTAATTTGTAGAAGACTTGCTTCATTAGACATTCTCTCAAATGAATGTGTGCTAAGTCCTTTTACGTCTATGAGACTAGTTTCTGTCTCAATGTCTGCAAAGTTATTTCCGGCGCCGCACCATGTGGCATCCGGAATACTATCTGCTATGATGTATTCCCATGTTTCTTTTGCAAGTTGTGGTTCTCTATTCTTTCTTGTGAACACTTCAGTATATGATTTGAGTTCACGAACAAAGTTCTGTGAGAAGGTATCGCCTAGAATGTTATGAATTTGTTCTGCATCTACTGCAACTAGCATAATGTATCCACTTCAACATAATTAAAATTTGATAGAGAAGAGAGGAAAGTTAATTCCTCTCTCATAGTTTTATTCTGCCAAAGCGGCAGTAATTCTAACTTGCCAATCGATATTCTCTGCCGCGAAGTCAGCGGCGGCATTTGAATGATCCACAGTCAGAGTATCGTCAATAGCAACTTCATCTTTGAAGAATGCAATAACATCGTCATGTGCTAGACGACCTGCTTGCATACACTCTTCTACTTTTGCTACTGTTACATTACCCTCAGTAATCTCAGGATGTTCTGCTGATATTGCTCTTACGATAAAGTCAGTATATTCGTTTTGAAAATCGACTTCAAGTGCCGCATACGATGCTTGTGGCATTAACCATTCTGGACATACTAGTGGTTGCTCTTCTTCACTGAATCCACTTGGGTCTTCTCCAACACCATCCCATTCTTGAATATCGCTTTCGCCTACAGGTACTTCTGGCATTTTATATTCTCCTTGTTAAAATATTTGTGTCCTAGTATTTATACTAGTGCCAACTTTTATTGTTTTGTACATACTCTTCATATGCGTCACGAACTTCATCAGGAACTTCATCTTCTTCAAGTTCATGTGCGCTAGACATGAGTTCACCGCTTTCGAACATGAGACCAATCTCGTTGATGAGTTCTTGCTGTTCTTCTTCAGTCATATTACTTTCATCTAGACTATTAAAGAATGTATCGGCAAACTTCAATTCTAATTTCTTAGTTGTCATTTGTTTCACTCTCTCTCAGTTTACGTTTCATGAATTCTTCATGACTTTCATGTGCGGTCTGATCCGCAGGGACTTCCCATGATACTTCTTGTTCTTTCTTTGTGAAGTCAAGCACGACAGGACAAAAGTCATTCTCTTCTACTTCATCATCTTTTACATGTTCAAGATAACCATCTATATGATATCCACACGCATTGAGAAATTGTTTATACACATCTAACATTTCATCGACTGATGCGTCTGAAGATACAGTCATCTCAATTCGGTCTACTGCAGTGTATGCTTTATGCTCATCGTCTGTTTCAGATATAAGTTTAATCATTTACTTTTCCTTTGCTTGGTCCATGTTACATCTACGCAGTGCATTAAACACCATCTCTAGACTTTCTTGATTTGACTTTTGAAAGAATTCATCATAAGATGGATCGGGATCTTCAAACCAGTCACCCATACGAATAATTAATTGAGATACTAAGTCTTGCGTATCTACATAGTTAACGGTATATTTCTCTATCTCTGCAAATGCGTTATTCATATGTTGTGTTGCTGAAGAAGGAATTCCTCGCGGTCTATTGCTTATCATGTACTTTCATCCAATACTGTGCTTGTTCAATTGTATTAAATCTAGGAGAAATAATCTTCTGTTTACTTTCTTCCATCCAGAGATATGATATTTGTCCTGTCAGTTCGTTTGTGTCTTGACATAGAGATACCTCATATTTTTTATTTAAGTCATACTCAGGTGGAGTAAACTCAAACTTTTTCTCAGGAACATATACCTCGTGTTCTTGTACGATGAAGTCACGCTTATCATTATAGTATTTTTTTATCCAAGGCGACTTCATGTTTCAATTAACTCCGTTGTTGGCATCTCTTTCTGTGACATTTGTTCTATCATATCTAGTAGAAGACGAAAGCAATCGAACCCATCGATGTTCTGTGATGCACAAGTTTGCATCTGTTCTACTACTAGACTAAATTGACTGATATCCATTTGAGGACTCCTATTGCTAGTCTGATAAAAAGTTTCCGGTTGCTTGGTACTGCTCGTCAATATCATCAACTTCTTGTACAAACAATCGATAATATTTAAACTGTTCTTCTGGATAACCTTGCTCTACTACCCACTTAGTTAAATCAAAACTTGACAATATGAACAAGTCTGTTCCTGAACCGGATACAGCATGTTTCGGTAGTGCTTTAGGAAACCCATATACCCATCCGCAATTGGTTGGGTCAATCATCAAAACATATTTAGATTGCAATTTGGACTCCTTCATTAGTTGATAGTGTCTCCATTTTCTTCATTATAACAGAAACATCTTCTTCTGTCAAGTATCCTTTGATGGTATCCCCGGCAAGAGTGATACCAGGAAGAGAAACCATACCTGCTAGTTTATCAAAGACACCAATCTCGTAGAGTCCTTTGTCACTACCATATGAACTAGAATGCCTAACAACAGATAGTTCATATGCACCATAGTCAATAAGTGCTTGCACACCATCTAAGAATGGTGTGAACTTTATATCATTAAATTCTTTTGTATAACTAATCATTTTAAATCACCTCAAAGTTTGGATCATCTTTAATATGTATCCAACGCATGTCGCGTATTTTATGTCCAGGCGCCAGTTTGAAAGTCTTACTTTCACTTAGAACACTGATACAGCGAATGCCGTTGAATGTTCCTACATCACGAACTTCCCACTCTTTACCGTGTTGGTCAATGCGTTGCTTACCATGGCGAGAAATACCTTTCAGTACTACCCACTCACCAACAACAAAATCTCTCATAGGATTCATTACACTCTCTCTTGCCATAATCGCTTACAACTAATCTGATGACCATTCTCTAGAACAAGTTTGATATCTGGCAGTGCGCCAAACCCTACCCACTTGTCAACAACATTAAGACCATCAAAACTTTTCAAGTCCCACATGAACTCCATGAATTCTTTCAAGGTAGTTCCTTTCGACAACTTCACACTGCCATTTACAAAACAATCAATCATTATGCCATTACCTCTTCTTCTAATTCACAAATCGCTTCATGGATCATATCACGCATTACAGTAATGTCAATATCGAAGCGACCATTCACAGCAGGAACACAAGCATTCATACAAGCACTAATGTCACTGCTACCGATGCCTTGACCAGTCTCAATCATATCACGAAACATAGTATCAACTTCTTCAACAACAATTTCTTTCATCTCAACAATATTCATTATGCTAACTCCTCAGCAACCATTTCACATTTAATCATATCGAAACACTCATCAACAATCTTCTTAGCATCATCGTAGTGGGCGAACCCTACTTCATCAGCGAAGTCCATAGTGCTTCCGTAGTAGAAAGTCTCGTTCTCAATCTTGTGAGTTTGAAGAATGTATTTCAGCATCTTAGCGGTCTTAGCGTGACCGACACACTCACCAACGTCTTTGTAAACAGCAATCATTTTGTTTTCAACAGCATCAATAAACATCATTTTTTTTTCTCTCTCTTTCAACTCATCTTACTTATATAATATACCCTACTTTTACACTAATGTCAAGAGAAATCCACAAAAAAATGCAACTTTTTATTGTTGCATTTCAATGACTTGTAATTTTTTTTAATTATTTTTGAATTCATAAAGGTACCATGTCAGCATTGAATGCTAATGAAATTCTATCTTCTGTTGCAGTACCCGCCGGCACAACATAGTGTATTAACCAAGAAGGAAATAACAAAAGAGTTCCTGTCGTAGGTACGATGCGCTTATGAGTACTATTGAATTCATTCTCTTTGTCTATAACCTCAGGAAAAATCACATGCTCAACTGAACGATTGTTAGATGCAAACTCAATTGGATGACAGTTCTCATCTGCCTTTGGATAATATACTCCAGAGATAACTGCATATGCTCTTTCACTGTGACTATGAGGAACAGAAATAAATTCATTCATATTGATGTTTGCCCATGCTTGAAATATTCTTTGCTTTAGTTTAGGATACAAAGATAACTTAGTATGCATTGCATCTAGATATGTTTGCACAACACCATAGAACTGTGCCAGTTCAGGTTCTGTTCCATCAAACCAGATACTAGGACCTTCACTCTTTTCTTTTTGCTTGTAGATGAATTTACAGATATCATCATTGTTAATAAAAATTTCTTCATGCACGAAGAAGTCTGCAAACGCATGTTGTATGTTTACTTCTTTCATATCACTCCTTCACTTTCTTTTTATCATTGGGTTCAGGTTTCTTTTTCTTTCCGAATATACGGTCGTAGTTTTCAGAATATGATTTGTCATCTGTTTGTTTTCTACGACCTGAACCTTTACCACCATGCCATTGTGACATAATAATTCCTTTTTAATATTGGTCGGAGATGCTGGATTCGAACCAACGACCCTCTGCTCCCAAAGCAGATGCGCTACCAGACTGCGCTAATCTCCGTTAAACTTTATCCCACAGTTGGGACTCTAATGGTTGCTCTGTATCTCGCCAACGCAAAGTTCCGTCAGCATCTTTGTAATACTGATGATTGTATTCATCTAGTTCAAAAAGCATTTTGAATATCATATCTGCTTTCTCACACTTTGCTTCTAACACTTCTGCTAGACCACTAAGAACAGTATGGGTTCGGTCTTCATTGTAGATAAGAGTACTGTCGTACATCATATCCGCAACAGTCTGAATGTCTGTTGCCGTTGTGCGAATATCATTCAACGCATGTTCTAAATCGAACCTTGTTTTTCCGTATGCATTACTCATGTTACGTCCTCATCTATTTGGCAGGGGAACAAGGAATCGAACCTCATTCTGTAGTTTTGGAGACTACCGTGATACCAGTACACCATTCCCCTAAATTGGCCTGCCCGGTAGGATTCGAACCCACGGCCTACGGATTAGAAATCCGTTGTTCTATCCAACTGAACTACGGGCAGATACTTTTACTCTTGAAACTGTCCACCCTCTAAGTAAGACACCTTCTGGTATTTCGATTTGTCATTTGCAACAGTATAACACATTGATTGAATATCATCAATGAGTGCTTGTATTTCTGCGGCGCTTTTTTTGTCTGGACCATATTTTGCTTCTCGCAACCTATCTGCTTGAAACTTTATGGCATCAATCCTATCACATAAATCAGATATCTTGTGTAACATTTATCATCTCCTTGTAATATATATTTGGTGCGCCCGGAGGGACTCGAACCCACACACCGTAATCGATAACGGATTTTAAGTCCGTTGCGTCTACCTATTCCGCCACGGGCGCAAACTTACAACCCTAGAATTTTGTGGGTCTTCTCGCTGAACGCTTTAGTCGGATGGTCAATCAACCAATCTTTCAATTGACCAAAGTAGAATGCGGCATCTTCTTCACCTTGCTTCTCTAGCAGTTCTTCTGCTTCTTTGGCAAAGTTGATAACTTGACGCAACATAGAACCACTATCATTGAATGTTGCTTTGCGTTGCAACTTTGCTAGTCGTTGATTGCTCATTGTGTAAGTACCTTTACTACTGCTTCATTCTCTGCAGTCACTTGTGCATTTGCTTCATTGACTTTATCATCAAGTTCTTTAAACGCATTCGTTGAAGAAATCTTTGACAACAACATACGGTCTTTACGCAGACGGTTCATCAGAATTTTACTTGCTTGCAAATCAGAATACTCTAGTAGAACGAATGCACGATACTGTGTGCCGCTTGATACAATCTTACTTTCTGATACTTTGTATCCAGCAACGTCTACATCTGCTACAAGATTAGAAGTTGTCTTTTCAAGTTCAGACAAGATTGCAGTATCAGTTTCATCAGAACCAATCTTTGAGATAAAGTTCTTTGTCTGACTACGAACACGCCCATTGATACGGTCAGCAAGAGTTGTCTTTGCATTCAGTACTGCCATGTCTACAGACAATTGCAAGTCAGGTGTTACTGATGTACCGACAGCATAGATTGCTTTATCGTTTGATGGTAACTCAGTAAACCATTTAGGAATTACTTCAACATTGTCTTTCACTGCACTTGCTTTATATTCGTATGACGCAACGTCAACTGTACCTGGAGGTGCAATGTTCTTTGTCGCTACGTTAGTTGAACTACACGCCGCCATCGAAAGACATACCGCACCCATAATCATCATATTATACTGTTTCACTATTTCACTCCTTCTAGTACATCAACAGCGCGGTCACGAAGACCACTATCTACAAACCAACCCATAGGGTCTATGTTTGTAATCAAGTCTGGATAGTTGTAAATTACAACAGCACCAATTAAAAATCCAATCACATATTTCATTATCTACCTCAATAAAAAGTTTAGAAAGAAAGAAGCACCAAACGGGATTGTAGGTTCAGACTTCTCTACCCACTGAGGACCAGTGTCTTCATATTTGTATACTGGCGCACCCTCTTTGATAACGACATACTTTCTTCCATCACCATAGTCGCCTGAGCGAAGAACTGGTTGTACATCGATAACTCTACTACTCACAACAGTCTTAGTGCCTACTGGCAAATGCTGTACTGTTGGTTGAGATGTTGTAACAGGTGTTTCACTTGTAACAACTTTACATTTTTGATTTGTCTTTGCAGTCAAAATCTCAGGCGACACTTTACCAATCAATTCTTTCTTTGCTTTGATGGTTGCTTTATCACATGCCGCGTTTTCTGTCATATCAGGACCAAATACATAATCAGCAATTGCAGGATAAGGTACTCCATCTATAACGACTTGCATCTTCATAACACACTTACGAGTATCATCAACATAAGGAAACACCTTACGGTCAACATTAGAAACACTTTGAATGCTTTTAGTCCAGTTGCTCTCTACATCATTCTGATACACACAATTAGCATATGCAGATGTAGGTGTTGAAAGCATCAAAACGATTGCTTTAGTTTTTTTGCTGACCGGCATCTAACCACTCCGCCACATGTGTTACACCAGGAATACAAAGACCATCGCGATTGTTTCTGTACGCACAGTCTTGATACATATTGATTGCAAGTTCTGCACCAGTACATGCTACAAGAGTATATGACACACAGAGAAGCAGTAAATAAGTGAATGCTTTGTCATTAAACAGTCTCATCATTAAACGCCTCAATCAGTTTTAGTTCTCGTACTTTTTCTTTCAGACCATTGATTGATAGTTGAATACCACCGGTGTATTTCTTTGCTTCTGCAAGTGATACATGATTAGTTAGTGTCCATTCAATTTTCTTTTCAACATCAGTTTCAAGTTCAAGCAAAAATTCATCTAGTTCATCAAGGGTCATCATGTTACCATTTCCTCAAACCCAAAAGGTGCTACGGTGTACTTCTTAGTACCAACTAATATTTGGTCACCAACTGAAGTAGAACGTAGACCATAACCATCAGACATATCGCCAACAACGGTAACAAATTCATTGCCGTCACAGGGACCTTTCTTAGACCAACTATCCATGATGTTCTGTGTCCAACGATATGCATACTCAAGTGCATCATCAACTGTTACGTTATCTTCAACCTCAACAAATGCAACTGTGCGAGGTGTCTTTTCAAATGCGGTGTGAATAACTGCAACTTTTTTCATAATATAATCTCCAATAGTTAACTTAACAGATGCCAGACCAACGAATACGACCAACGAAACTTTCTTTATCAAAGACTGTCGCTCTTGCAAAGTTTGTCGCTGGTGCATTCCATGACTTTGCCATGAGTACATCACCTTCAACGAACTTCTTAGTCGCTTTCTTTACAATGAAAGAATGAACGCTACGTTGACCACCCATTTTAGAGTGAACAATCTTAATGTAGTTGCGACCTTCTTCTGCAAAGAATTCGGTTTCTTTCATTTGGGTAGAACCGATTTTTGCTTGACCGCACCAGTCAACATAGTCATCCATGATGAAGTCAATGTAATCGGTAATGTGTGTTTCAGTAACTTGTTTCATAATATAATCTCTCTCATTTCTCATCTTGTATATACATTATAACGAACTATTAGATAAATGTCAAGGGAAATCCACATATTTTTTGGCAAAAGTTAAAATAATTTCATCTGTTGCTCATCGGCAGTGTCTTTAAGAAGATTTGTCAGACCTTCCTTTACAGTGAATGCAAAGAAATAATTCTGAATTCGTTCTTCTTCTGATAGGTCATCGAAGTTAGGAGCAAGATAGTCAGCGACTTCTAGTTTGTCCTGTTTAATTGCAGATAGCATACCAACTCTAACAATCTCACTCATCTCCGAATCCGATCCATCAAAATGAAAAACGAGAGAACCATCTTCCGCTTCTTCTTCCGAGCAAGTTAACGTCCAACTATCGTGAGTTGTATCGACTAAAGAATGCTTTTGTGATTGCATCGATAAATTCCTTCTTTGAAAATACTCCGTTATTGGGACCTGATAGGTCTGTCACATATCGGTAGTTCTTATATACCGTGTGATAAACGCGACCAGCATAAGTTGTGGGTGCATAAATGAACCCCTTGAAGTTGTACGATGGAAGATAATCCATTTTCATTTCGTTCTTCTTCAGGTACCGCATCATTTTCTCCTTCATCTATAAAATCTGCGAATTGAATTGTTACTATACTATATGTTGTTGTGTAAGTCAAGTACTTTTTATGGTAAATAACTTTTTTTTACTTTCGCCACTATTATTACCGAAGTGGCAACGGTTATGCATTATCTGAATGCTATATAGGGTGTCCCCTTTTCAGAAACAAATAAAACCTTTTAATCAGGTAACATTAAAACCTCCTCCTAAACTGCAGTTATCATCGACATTGGAACGCGAGTGACAGTCTTACCGAACGGAGTTGCGCCCGTAGCAATAACATCAACAGTAGTACGGTTAACTTTTTGAACTGTTCCTTTTTGAGTGAACCCACGATTGGTCCATTCAATGGTCATACCTTTAGCAACGGTACGCTTGCGAGATTTCGCAATGATGTTCATTTGATTTTTCCATGCTTGAGCAATCACGTTCAAGTCTTCCTGGTTATCGATTGATGAAAGTGCTTTAAGCACCTCGGTTAATTTTGCATTCATAATATATAGTCTCCTCAATTAAGCAGTATAAACGTAAGGTGTATCCCAACGACCAACATTCAGGTCAAGGTAATAAGCAGTGTCGAAGTAGTCAGTCATTGCATCACTGTTGTCGTACCACTTGTTACCTTTCATTGCCGCAACCATTTCAGCAACAAACTTTGCTTCAGTTTCAAAACCAACATCTGTCCAATGACGCTCATCATGGTAAGGATTAATGCTGAAGTTGTCACTCACACTAAATTCTTGGTCACCATAACCACGGCGCTGTGCAACAACTTTGTTATGAGCATTAGCGGCACCGATAAAATCAAGCACACCTTCTTTGATGCGAACAACTAAAGAAGAGTGATGGTTAACACCGATAGTAACTTTGACACCGTACTTCTTAGCAACCGCTTTAATAGCAGGAGCAAGTTCTTTCTTAGTCTCTTGTGAAATATACGCCATAATGTTTTCTCCGTTTAAGTTTCAATCTCATCTTACATATACAATATAACAGATGTTTGCCACAATGTCAAGAGAAATCCTCATAAAAGTGAAAATAAATGTTGTGTTAAAACAACGACTTGTAATTTTTTTTTAATTTAATGTGGATATTTTGTATTGAAACTTATAACTATCCGCTCATTATCTGTCTCTGAACCTTTAGGTACGAGATGTTCCAACCATGAAGGGAAGATAACAAGCAGTCCAGTTCTAGATTGTACTGCCGCATCCTGATGCCAGTAACCTTGAAGTGTGCTATTGTTTTCAGTCATTTCATATTGACGATAGATATTAGTTGGATTGTTAAACATAATCGGTTGTGCAGTATCATCTGCTTTTACATATAACGCACCGCTAAGTGCAGACATATTGTGTCTGTGTGGATTTGTTGGTGTTCCTTTTTCATTAATGTTAAACCAACTGAATGTGTATTCTAAGTTCGACCTAAGTCCAGTGTGTCTACAATATTTTCTAATAGTTTTCATGCAGACTTCATTAACATCATTGAAGTTTGGTAAATCAAATAACTCTGGCGAATCCACTTCACCTAGTCGGAAACCTGATCCATAACTACTACCACCGGGACCCTCAATCAAGTCATGTTGATATACTTTAAGATTTTTTATTCGGTGATATAAGTCTTTAAAGTCCAATTCTGCGGACACATCATATACACCAATAGGTGTTGGAAACAAATCATATATCATACAAGGTCCTCTGCAAGTGGAAATATGCCTGCAATCACTTCCGCACATGCTTTCGCAATTTCAATATGCTCTAACTGTGTTCCGTTAGCGGCACGAAGTTCAATGTAATGCATCCAAGAACGAAGTGTACCATTCATGTACAAACGTGACATAGTATTACCTTCTGGTAAGACTGCTCTTGCTTGCTCTTTAGCAATACCGTTTTCGATTGCCCATTGATAAGCACTATTTGCTTCATCAATAACACCTCTTTGTCTTGCCGCCCATGCTTCTTGTAGAATTTCATCCTCTGTGGCGATGCTGTTTTGTCTATTTTTTTCATCTTGCAATCTCGCTTCTCTAATTACAAACTCTAAATCTTCTGTTGGATTAGCATACCGTTGACTAAACTCTTGAAAACTGAATGAACGATGTCTTAGAATTTGTCTTGCGATATCTCTTGTAGTCTCAATTTCTAAACAAGCAGACACCATCTCAAAAGGTGACCAATGACTATGCTTTGCTAGATATGATAGAAGTTTTTTAGATGTTGCGGAGTTCATCTGTCCGCTAGGGTTTGATACTCTCGCGCAATAAGCGATTAAGTCTTGTACATCATCTAAACCTTCAATGTCACCGAGTGGTGGTTGTGAATATGAAATCAACTTTACTTTCATTATATGCTCCATTATGTTACTTGTGCGTTTTTGTCACATGTGTTATTCTAAAAAAACATCAATACTATTGACCTTTTTTATAGTCTCTTGTATAAATAGATTTGTGCAGTGCAATACTGTACAACATCATCACACTATACACTAGTATATATGACTTGTGCCAAGGGGTCAAGTCAAAAGTGGTGCGGGCGTTTAAGGTTAATAGCATGAAGAACTTGTTCAAAAATTTATTCAATACATTAGTAGGATCAAATCCAAACTCGGACATTATTCGTTTTATTAGAACTGAATTTTCTAATGATACGAAACATCTACAAGACGATGATGCGCTTGCGTACTATAACAATTATATAAAATACAGGAGATAGAAATAAATGTCGATTGGCATAGCATTACACAACAGTTATGAATACACATGCAAAGCATGTGAGGTGATTAGAACTGCATTTATTGCGGGTTTAGTATTTGTAATTTCAATTAGTGAGACTGCAGGACGTGCAAGAGCGGCACATGCATTATCACAAATGGGTTACTATGAAGAGGCAAAAAGAATAATGTTGGGTGACAACTAAGTAGAAGGAGAATTATCTCCTTCTTTTCTTTTCTAGTTCGTTAGCAATCCACTGCTTTGCAATGTAGTTCTTAACTGGAGTTTTGACCATGTTACGAACTCTCTTAAAGACCATTTGTAGAACATCATCATTAGGACCATTGTTGTCGAGAATGATAAAGTTCTTGCTACCAAAGAAACGCTGAAATGCACCAATGTTCTTTTGAACATCCATCCACATTGATTTGACTTCTTCTCTTGGTAGTGTTCTTTTTCTTGCTTGATTTCTTTCTTGTGCAACTTCTTCTGAAGTATTAACGAAAATCATATAAGTATCATAACCGAGTTGCTTTAGCGATGCCGCTTGTCTTTGAATTTTGTCAAAGTCTTTACCAGTACCATCAATAACAACACCAAGACGACCCATTAAAAAATTTGATTGTCTTGCCTTTGTCACTCGCTTTGCTTGTCCGCGAATTTCTTGACCTTTGTCTGAGTAGATATCTTCTGGTGTTGTATCCATACCAGCATCTTTTAACATCTTCTCATAAATGTCATCTGAGTTAACTACTTTAAGACCCATACCACCAGTCGTTTGTTTTTGAACATAAGACTTACCTGAACCAGGACCTCCTGCTAAGAAGAATGCTTTGAAGATGCTAGGATCATAAACGCCCTCATTTAAATCTGCAATTTGTTCTACTACAATTGCATCTTTAATATCTTGAAATCTTTTACCCATCTTATTACTCCGTATAAATATATCTAAGAGTATTTATATTTTTACTATAGAGAGGATTATAATGTCTGAAGAAAATGATGCTTATGAACATGAGACATATGATACAACTCAGCGCCGAGTGACAAAAGAAGGCATTCAATATGCTAGTGGTTCATCAAGAGTAACAACTAACCGACAAATTGGTGAAGTATCCAAAATTGGTAAACTAAATCCAGTTGAAGTCTATGCTACTGAAAATAAAAAAGTGATGGTATCTCTTGATGATATACTTATCAGAGAGCGTCTTAGAGACGGTACATTTAAACTTCCTGAGGGAACTAAGTATGTGGGTAACAAAAATGATGATGGTAGTGTGTTACAAGGAAGTTATGCCCGCAAATATACGTTAAGCGCAGATGCGCCTGTACAACCTGGTGATGTTATAGAAATTATTGATCCGGCGGATCAACATTTTGGACAACGGGCGCTTGTATATAGAATTCGTTCGACTTCATCCTGGACTATTTCATGTCACTTTATTGATGGTAAACACAACTCAACTAAGTGGGTGTTTAATGGTGACCAATATGCTCTAGTTAAGCGATGTGGTGCATTAGAAGCGACCGACTATATATTTCATGGTTTGGAAAGAAGTAAAAGAATTGTTAGAGAGGATGATGAGTAAGTGAACATTGATTATATTTTTCCGCATCCAATTGCGGAGGTGCAACTAGATATCGATAATGACAAACTATTACAAACAGTAGAAACCACTATTAGAGATTACTCAAACAATCCTTGGGATTGTGAAGTATTTTCAACTTACACTCATAGAGAATTAAATGACGATATTATGAGTGTCAATATTGAACTATTAGAGCAGGTTCAATATCACGGTAGAGAATTCATAAAAGAAGTTGGATGGCATACTGATGCGCCTTTGTATGCAGGTGACTTTTGGTTTAATTTTTATGAGAATGTTCATTGGCAGGAATCACATCATCACGGTATACATGACATATGTGCAATATATTACGCCACACCTGATATAGTTGCAACAGAATTTTTAAATCCAAACGACTATACATTTCATGCGAAGTATCCTAGAACTGGAAACAGTCCTGTTACTCAAAAATATTACAGTTCATTTCCTAAACCAGGAAAACTAATATTATTTCCTGGATATATAATGCATCAGGTTCCTTATAAGACTAGACAACCTATTACATATAAACAGCGAAGATTGACAGTTGCTTTCAATTTTGATAAAGAAACTGATAGAATTGCCAACATTTGCCAAAAAAAGACTTGACAAACTATACGAAGAGTGTTATATTAAATTTATGACTTATAAAAATAACTACAACAGTAATAGACGATACGTTAAAAACGATGATAGACCACGCGATGGGGGTCTAGAAGTAACAGTACGCAACGGCGATGTTGAAAAAGCATTGCGTCTGTTTAAGAAGAAAGTACAAAAATCTGGAATACTCAAAGAACTAAAAGCAAAACAGTACTATGAGAAACCAGCAGAAGCAAAACAACGTAAGAAAAAAGAAGCAGTTAAGCGTTGGAGAAAACTACAGAAGAAACTTGAAGAAAATTCTTGACATAATGACTGACTTATGATACATTAATATAGTTAATGATACAACGAGGTGATGATGAATATATTCTATCTACATAATGACCCTAAAACGTGCGCTGAGTGGCATGTAGACAAACATGTGAGTAAGATGCTTGTCGAGTATGCACAACTCATGTCAACCGCCCACAGGGTGCTTGACGGCGATGAGTACACTGATTATAGCAAGAACAACAGAAAAGTAAAACGATGGCGTTTACAGAACGACAATGCAGAGCAAATCGTATATAAAGCGTGTCATGTCAATCACCCGTCTGCTATTTGGGTTCGTCAGTCTGTCTCTCATTATAAGTGGTTGTACGACCTCTGGTGTGAGTTGCATAAAGAGTTCATCTATAGATACGAAAAACCTCATGCTAGTTATACGCTTCTGTCAGAACTTTTAAAAACTGCACCAACAAATATTCCTAATAAAGATTTTGTAGAACCGCCTCAAGCAATGAAGCAGTTTCCACAATGCATGGTAGAAGGTGATAGCATCAGTGCTTATCGCAACTTTTATCGTGAGGCAAAAAAGACTTTTGCTAACTGGAAAAAGAGAGATGTACCTCAATGGTACAATAACCAATCACTAAATAGAGATATAGATAATGCCTACATACACGTTTATTAATAATCAAACTGGAGAAGTATTTGACGAATTCATGTCATGGAAAGACCGAGAAGACTTCCTTAAAACACATCCCAATATTGAACCAGTCATTACCGCCCCTTCAATTGTTGGCGGCGTATCACTATCTGATAAAACCACAGACGGATTCAAAGAAGTAATGTCACGAATTGGAGAGAATGCTCCTGGATCGGCAGTGGATCAACAATACAATCGTAAGTCTATTAAGAGAAGTCAGACTGAACAAATTTTAGCAAAGCATAGGGCGAAAAATAAATGATAGATGTTATTAATGATTTTGCGAAATGGTTATCCAAACGAGGAAAAGTAGAGCAACCTAAGATTGAGTTTTATTCTTCAGTTGAGGGAATAGAAAAGTGGGCACCTATTGTACCAGCATCAAAATATATTCCTAACTGGTATAAACAATTACCTGCACAAAAAGTTCACACTTACGAAGAAATTAGAGGTATGTCCGATGCTACTAAAACTTTTCTTCCTACTGGCAATCCTCCAGAATGGAGAACTGCCGGTCAAACAATAAAAACATGTCCTGGCATACAAGATTACTTAACAAATGGATTTATTGTTCCATTTTGGGGTTCTGCAATGCTTGAAATTTCTGCTAACGGTAATAGTGCTGTGGCAGTAACTTCATCGGCACTTGCACAATACTATCCTGATGGCGCAGATGGAAAGTCAACAGGAAACAATGCTGACTTTGTTAATCTTGACGTTATGACAAGAGATAGTGATATCACTGCTTGGCAAGAGATGATAGCATATATGCGTGGACATGGATTCACCGAAGAAGAGATTGGGGATTGGACTAAAAATCAAAAAACACATTCATCTTCATGGGACTTTGGCGCACACCCGCAATATCAATACTCAACAATGATAAACGAGTGGCCTGACGAGTGGGCAAAAGTAGTTCTAAAACTGAACTCACCTTGGAGAATTATGACACCTCCTGGTTATTCTACTATGATTACAAATTTAGATTATCATTTTGATACACAACAATTATTCTCTGTTCTTCCTGGAATCATTAATACAGATTACTACAGAACATTTAATATGTTTATGCACTTTAAAACAAGAGGATGTAAGTTTCTTATTCCTTTTCAGCAACCACTCTGCAGGTACATCATGATTAAGCGCACAGATTTACCTTTTGAAGTTCGGACTATGACAAAAGAAGACGAACAGGCAGAGCGAGAAAAAATGAACCTATTAAACACAAATTGGGGTTCTTCAAAACCTTATCGTTTGATGGGTAAGATATTTAATAAAGGAAAAGGAGGTGGGTGTCCATTTAATCATTGATTATGTTATTGATGTTCAGAATATGATATCAGTCATAACAGAGGAGAACACATGACCAAATCTAAAGTAATTACCGTTAAAGCATTATCAGATACGTTAATTAAAAAAGTTAATCCGATTACAACCAATCAGGAAAAAACTTTTGACGCATTTAATAACGACAAGAATTTAATCCTTCATGGATGTGCTGGAACAGGGAAAACTTTTATTGCATTATATCTTGCAATGAACGCAATCCTATCGCGTAAAGTTGACCAAAGAAAAGTTGTATTAGTTAGGTCTATGTTACCTATCAGAGATATAGGTTTTCTTCCTGGATCACAAGAGGAAAAATCTGCAGTATATAATGAACCGTATGTCGCATTAATGAACGAACTATTTCCTGGTGTGGAGAACCCATATGAACTTGCTAAATATCAAGATATATTAGAGTTTCTTCCTACATCATACATACGAGGTATAACCTTGATTGATAGTATTGTGATTGTAGATGAGTGTCAGAACTTAAACTTTCATGAACTGGACACAATCATAACAAGAGTTGGTGAAAACTCTAAAATTATTTTTTCTGGTGACTTCATGCAAACTGATTTGACTAGACAGAATGAACAGAGAGGTATCATTGACTTTATGGACATTGTAAAGAATATGAAATCTTTTGATATGATTGACTTCAAAGAAGAAGACATTGTAAGAAGTGGACTTGTTAAAGAGTATATCATAGCGAAGAACAGAAAACAGTACGCTGGTCTTTACGAGAGTATAGACAAAAAACTAAAAATTGCATAAGGAAAAAATATGAAAGACAATTACGCAGAGTGTTTAAAAACCATCCTTCACCATGAGGGTGGTTATGTAAATCATCCTAAAGACCCAGGAGGTGAAACTAATCTTGGTGTCACCAAACGTGTTTATGAAGAATGGGGTGGAACAAAAGATATGAAAGACCTTACGGTTGATGATGTTGCTCCAATTTATGAAAAAAATTATTGGGGTCGCGTTAAAGGAGATGAACTACCTAGTGGTTTAGACCTCTGCGTATTTGACTTTGGTGTGAATGCTGGTACAGGACGTGCCGCCAAATATCTACAGCGAATGATTGGTACTGTAGCGGATGGTGGAATTGGTCCTAACACACTTAAAGCAGTTGCAAACTACGTTGATGAGAATGGCATTGAAGGTGCTATCAGAGAGTATCAATCTGCGAGGCAGAGTTACTATGAATCCTTGAGTACCTTTGATACATTTGGAAAAGGTTGGACTCGCCGTGTAGAAGAAACAACAGAGAAGGCACTAAGTTTAATTTAGTGAAAATTTATTATGACTGATAATGCTAAACGCGAAGATTTAGAACCAGTAAGATATATGGAACTTGGAAGTAGCGAGGAAGACAAACGATTATACTCAGATTACTTCCAAAGGTCCTTCTATTGGATGTTTGGTGCTGGTGCGGATGGAGCATTTGCACATAGAAATTATTTTGTTTCTGACTATGATAATAATTTAAACTATATCAAATGCAATCCATATGTTAAAAATATTTGGATAAAGATAGCACAGAAGTTAGACATAAATGTTAAGACCCAAGTTGGTAGATGTTACCTTCTTGGACAAACAGCGCAAATGGATGGTCCTTGGCATCAAGACAATACCGAAGATGATGACTGTAGAACAATTGTATATTATCCTGTAAAAGAAGTTCATCGTAGACATAGAGGAACTCAGTTTAGATTTGATGATGGTGCGGAAGAAGAAGCACCTTATCAACAAGATTGGTTCGTTGATTTCAATGCCGACATTTATCACAGAGGATTATCAACAACATCTAAAGATGATTTGCGAGTTGCGCTAGTATTTCAGTGTTATCACTTATCAAAAGTACAAGACTTTATTTTTCAGAACACTTGTGGTAATGATGAACGATTAGATGGTTTGATTGGTCCTATTGTTCCAAGATGATTTTTGATAGTAAAAACATTGAAACAAGACATTCATTTAGATTTAAGAGTATAGATGTTAAAAATAATCTATCTCTGAAGTATCCACGTTGTCTTATAGACATAACTAAGTTGAACGTGTCGTATTGTGATGAATTGTATAAGTTTCTTTTGAGTGAAGTATCAACTCTTATGAAACTAGAGGGTCACAAAGAAACTACAGGACTTGATGCCCAAAGTCTTTCTACAAGATGGGATAGATATAATCTTCTAACAAAGTACAAAGACAACAAATTAATTCAAGAACTTGAAAAAAACATCTTGACTTCTTATAAAAATTATTGTATAATATCTAATACTGAGATTGAACCTATAATGGTTCATTGTTGGTATAATGTTTTAGAAGCAGGACAAAGCATAAGTGAACATGTACATGACTATGGAACATATTCATATATCAGTGGTAATCTTTTTGTTGGTGGTGCTTGCGATACTTCTGTGACAAAATATATAATTATTAATAGAGATGAAGAATTGGATATGAAAAATAATGTTGGAGATATGACCTACTTTCCTATGTATCTTCCACATCAAACAAATACTTATGATGGAGATACCCCTAGAGTAACCATAGGTATAAACATATATCCCAAAAGATTTTATGAAGACTTTCGCAAAAACAACCACAACTGGATAGAACATGTTTACACATCTTGAACCAAAAGAAATCGATGAACTACAAACAATCAATGAAGACAACATGCGTTTGTATGTGACACCTGATGGATTAAAATATCCATCAGTAACAACAGTACTAGGATGGAAGTCTAAAGCAGGCATTCTAGAGTGGCGCAAACGAGTAGGTGAAGAAGCGGCGAACAAGATTAGTCGGCAAGCATCTACACGAGGAACTAAGTTTCACTATCAAGTAGAAGACTACATCAACAACAAAGATGTTACTTTTGCTAATCCTGCAGAGAAGTCTATGTTTACTTCAGTTCAAGATTATCTAAACAGGATAAATAATATACATGTTCAAGAAGCATCACTATATTCAGACTTCTTGAAGACTGCCGGTCGTGTAGACTGTATTGCAGAGTTTGATGGTCGACTTTCAATTATTGATTTTAAGACCTCTAGCAGACCTAAACAAGCAGAGTACATTACCAACTACTTTCAACAAGGTAGTGCATATGCAGTAATGTATGAAGAGAGAACAGGTATACCAATTGATACTGTTGTTATTATAATGGCAGTAGAAGGTAACGAACCACAACTCTTCATAGAGAAGAGGGACAATTATATAGAGTCCTATAGAGAGGTTCGAAATGAATATCAGAAAGTCATGGGTATTTGATGTTATTGTATTGGTATGGTGTCTAACATTTTTATCCAGCATCACATTTGCTCAAGATAATTCAGAACATGAATATAGACAAGGACAAAAACCTGTTGTCTGTACTAAGAAACCATACAACGAAGTAAAAGCAGAATTCGCGAATGAGTACGGCGAAGTTGGAATGATTAGATACAAAACTACACTACCTAGTATTGTCGAAGTTCTAGTTAACAAAGACAAAGGTACAGTCACAATATTAGAATTTCTTCCATCAGCAAATGTAACTTGCGTTATATCAGATGGAGGTGAATTAGAGTATAACAGTATTTTTGGTAATAATGGAATTACTACTTGACATTTACATCAAAGCATGTTATATATAATGTACAGTTTGTTGATACAATCTGAATGACGGGCAGGACGTGGGTGCGATACCCACCGCCTCCACCATAATTACTTGAGGACAATATGTTTGATAGACTAACAGAGTTTTTTATAAAACTGTTTAAGATACAAGAAAAGACACCAATAAGATATCTATCTGGTGTTGGTAAATCGAGTAATTATGATGGGGGCGAAATAGGATCGACTGACGTAAACAGGAAAGAGTAGAACTGTGGGATGACCGCCTAATAAGTCAAAACAAAGTAAATGCAAACGATAACATTGCATATGAAGATATTCGCCTAGCGGCATAATCTTCTGGGTGTCGTAGGGACGCCTGGAAACAGAAGAAGCAATTGCTTCACCCTACATTTTACACACATACACACAAGGAGAAATAGTATGAGTAATCCATTCGATTTGCGCTTCTCTATGATTGAGAGTGCTAAACAACTGCTCACAGAGCAATATCACACTGATATCAGCAATATTAAAGAGAAATACTTTGCAGATAGAGAAGCGGGATTAGATGTTTCTTTTCCTGAACTTCCTGCATTTCCAACATTCGAAGATATCAGCAAACTAGCAAATGAGATGAATTCTTTCGTTTCACAACGCTAAGGTGGTAATAATGAGAAGTCAAGTGGTTTTCTGCTTGACTTCTTTCTTCTTTTATAGTATACTGTGTACATGATGAAAAAAACAATTGTGTTAACAGCATTAGTTGCTTCTGCAATCGCTTATAAGTCAAGCGGATCAAGTGCAGAGGTTGCAACCGAAACATTTACTATTGATGCAGAAACAACTTGTCTCGCAAAAAATATGTACTTTGAAGCAAAGGGACAACCCAAAGCAGGTCAGATTGCAGTATCACTAGTTGTTATGAACCGCGTTAAGGATTCAAGATTTCCTAACACTATATGTGAAGTGGTGCATCAAGGACCAACATCTAAGTGGTGGAAAGAAGAACACGACAAAGATGTTCCAATTAGAAATAAGTGTCAGTTTAGTTGGTTCTGTGATGGCAAGTCTGACGAAATTAACGATGTGTACGCATACTCAGGACTATATCTTTTAGCGACAAAAGTATTAGATGGTCGTTATGATGGTATGATTGAGGGGTCTACACATTATCATGCAACTTATGTAAATCCTTATTGGGCAAAGACGAAAACATATATTGCTCAAATAGGTGACCACATTTTTTATAGATGGGATTAAAATAATATGACTACAAATCCAGAACCGATGACTCCAAGAAGATTTTCTAATATAGTAGAAGGTATAGTAAGAGAAAAGCAAGTTAATTATATGGATGCAATTCTTATTTATTGTGAGAAACATGAACTTGAACCTGAAGACATTCGTAAGTTTGTAAGTAAAACACTTAAAGAAAAAGTAGCATTAAATGCACAAGACTTGCATTATCTTCCTAAGACAACTGCAGAATTGCCGGTATGATGACAGAAATTGATTTATGGTCAACTCGACTGTATGAGTTTTACTTTTCGGAGGACCAGATTGACGCATCCAGACTTGAACTTGATGCATATAGAAATAAAAATTCTAAGAATAAACAAAGTCCAGCATTATATTATACCACTTTTAATAATCCGACAATCTTAGATGCCGGCGATGCAACTAGTGAATTATTATCTCTTGTAGAGTGGCAGATAACAAAGCACACAAAACAAAAATGGACAATCAATTCATCTTGGGTGAACTATGTTCCTAAGAATAATGTTCATAGTATGCATAGACATGGTGATGATAATATGATGTGCGGCATTTTATATTATGACAATATAGGTGGGACAGATTTTTATGACCCTAGAGTTCAAATATATAATGATGTTGCACAAGAGATTAAATCTGAGAAGGGAAAGTGTATATTATTTCCTGGTTGGTTGATGCATGAGATGTATCCTCACAATGAAGAAGTTGAACGTGTTACACTACCATTTAACATGAATAGAGTAGAATTGTGAGGCAAACTTTTCGTATGAATGAATTCGATGCTTTTAATGTGTATCTTGCTTTCAAGTTACATTTCACAACAGATAGATATGATATCACTAAGACTAGAGGTGCAGTCAAAACAAAGAATGAGACCTTCTATAAAAGAAGCGACCAATTCAACTTTACTAAATTGGCAAAGGAGTTTAGTGAAGATGAGTTACCTAAGTTTTTAATTGCTAATCATGTTGATGGTAATAGATGGGGTGGAGCATTCATATATGAAGAGGCACTTCAGGTTTATAATAAATGGAAAGGTCGTCTACAGAGTTTAACACAAAATTTTAGAGATGACCTGGAACAGATTTGCTCAGAACTTGCTTATGAAGAAGTAAACAAGTTTGACAAATGCTTTGTAGTAAAGGATGAACAACATCCATTGTTGCTACAAATGTACAGTCGTGGAGATGTAAAAATCGAAACGATGTTAATACTAGACGCTATTAACAACTATCTGTCATATTGGGACAAGACACTGAAAGATGATTTCTTTTGGAAAGAAGAACGGCGAAAGTTAATTAAATACCGACCTTTTCTTGATTTTGATGTTGACAAATACAAGGTAATAATGTATAGTAGAACACAGAAATATGACGAAACTAACGTGTAAGTCATATAAATAGTCTTATACATTATGAAACATATGTGGATAAGATAAACTTATACAACGCAATATAACGTACATACGAGGTAAATACAAATGACAAATTTTGCACAACTTAAAAAGTCTAACGACAATCTTTCACGCCTACTTAACGAAGTAGAAAAAGTAAACACCCCACAACAATCCAACAACAGCAACAACGATGACCGCTTCTGGCGTCCAGAGTTAGATAAGTCTGGTAATGGTTTTGCTGTTATTCGTTTTCTTCCAGAGAGCGAAGGTGAAGAACTTCCTTGGGTTCGTATCTTTAATCATGGGTTTCAAGGTCCTACTGGTAAGTGGTATATTGAGAACTCTTTGACAACGCTTAATGAAAAAGACCCTGTTGCAGAGTACAACTCTGTTCTATGGAACTCTGGTACAGAAGCAAACAAAGATATCGCACGAAAGCAAAAGCGTAGACTTTCTTACATTGCCAATGTTCTCATTGTTTCTGATCCGAAGCATCCTGAGAATGAAGGTCAAGTCAAACTGTTTAAGTTTGGTAAGAAAATCTTTGATAAGATTATGGATGTGATGAAACCTCAGTTCGAAGATGAGAGTCCTATTAACCCATTTGATCCTTGGGCAGGAACTAACTTCAAACTGAAAATTCGTAAAGTAGAAGGTTTTACCAACTACGATAAATCTGAATTCGATAGTGTATCACCACTCTTTGAGGGTGACGATGCTAAAATCGAAGCATTGTGGAAAACACAATATAAACTGCAAGACTTTCTTGCACCTTCTAACTTCAAGTCATATGAAGAACTGAAGGCAAAACTTGATTTGGTATTGAATGCTAATGCAGATGTACCAAGTTATACTCCTTCTGCACCTGTTAGACAACAGACCGCAGAGGAGACAGTGCCTTGGGTAGCAGAAGAGAAATCTACTACACCAACGCCAGCAATGTCAGCACCAGTACAAGAAGATGAAGATGATGAAGCAATGTCATACTTCTCCAAACTTGCCGCTGATGACTAAGAAAACTATAGGAGAAGGTGGAAGTTATTCCTTTGTGTGATATGCGCCTTATACTAGTTTGGTCTACATGCGCTTGCTGTAGGTATCACACAGAAAAATAACAGTATATAAATAATGTAAACTTAAAAAGAGGACCTTGTGTCCTCTTTTTTTTATAAATAGTCATAACAACTTGAGTTGAAACTTTCCCTTACAACATGATATATGATACAACACCGAAAGAGGGGTATCATCATTATGTTAGCAGAATTAGCATTAGCATCTGCGGCGTTCAATACTGTAAAAGAATTCATAAGCAACGGAAAAGAACTGTACGATTGTGGTGAGCAACTGGTCGGTTATTTTGATGCAAAAAATTCTTTACAGAAAAAAGTAAATAACGCAGGCGGAAACAAATCTGACTTAGAAGAGTTTATGGCACTTGAAAAACTCAAGGCACAAGAAGATGAACTCCGAGAGATGATGATTTATACAGGTCGTGCTGGCATGTGGCAAGACTGGTTACAATTTCAAAAGCAAGCGGCAGAGAAAAGACGCGAAGCGGAAATCGCCGCAAGAAAAGCGGCAATAGAAAGACATGAAAATATAATGGAGTGGATTCAACTTACCGCGGCATTAACCGCAGGTACGGCAGTATGTTCGCTTCTAGTGTGGTTGTTCTATACCTTTGCGTATCTACCTAAGTACGGTTAATCAACCACACATTACCGATACGACATTCATGCGTAATGCGAATGGTAAGATTGCTACTGCGAGTAGGAATTGCGTAGCAACTATGATAAGCATTGTTCTATTCAATTGAGTACTTCTTTAACTTGTGTATCAATAGAGTACGACCGATACCTAGACGTTTTGCCGCGTGTGATTTGTTATTGTTCGAAATCGCCATCGCATCGACTATTCTTCTCTTCTCTAATTCTTCTAACTCTGTAGATAGTTTAGTCTCTGATGTTGCCCACATCTCTGCTAGATTTTTGAGTTCTGTGTACCATACGTCTTGCTCTTCTGCGTAACTTGCTGTTTGTCTCATGTTGATGATGATCCTATTGGTTTACATTGCCATTCTACTGTCTGGAAAGGTCCATCAGGTGGAATCTCAGTATACTCATTTAATGCAATTTCGCATTGTTTCTGTGTATCAAACCATTGTACGTCTTGTGATACGCATTGCATCATTTGTGTGTCTAGACATGCAGTGAGCATTATGTGCCATATTGTATTCATTGCTTTTCTTCTTTCACTATTGGTTTAACTGCAGTCTCACATTGTCCGCAACAGTCAGAAGTTCCGCAATTTTGATGCAATTCTGTTATCTCTTTCTTGCTCTCTGTCTTCACTTGTTGATTGTTCATTGCTGTCATTTTCTTTTCTTTCTCTGTCATATAACCATTTATTCTTCATTTTAAAATTATGAATTCTCATCTTAATGTCATGAACGACTTTATCTCTATTATCTATGCTCATTTGTATACCGTCACTTTGCTAGGATCAACAGTCACTATCTTACATATTGCACTATAATCACGCTGTCTATTCATGCGATTTGCAAAATATAAACATCTGTCTATATCGTAGAAGTACATAGGTTGCGTTCTTTGTTCGCTTCCTTGAAGCATTACGACTAGCATGAATACATGTAACATTTCTTTTGCTTTCTCTCTGTCACATGTGCATAATATTTGCTTTAAGTATTTATGTTAAAACTAATTTGATTTTAATGTCAAGATGTTGACACCCAAATTATAAATAACTGAGTAAGACCTCAACCAATAAAGGAAACAAACAATGCAAAGAATAATAACATCTGTTGTTATTGCATTTGTTATGATTTCGTTTAGTTCTATGTCTTTCAGTGCTGATCCTATTGTCACTGATAGTACGTCTAGAAGTGATGTGAATAGCAATAGCAATTCAAAGACCACTGTGAAATCTCCACCACCTAGTGCTATTTCGCCTTCAATTAATAACTCTAATAGTGATGTATGTACAATTGCTTTTAGCGGAGCAGTACAAACACAAGTATTAGGTTTCTCAGGCGGTTCAGCAGTCAGAGATATGAACTGTGAACGTCTTAAACTATCAAAAGTCCTCTATGATATGGGTATGAAAGTAGCGGCAGTCTCTAACATGTGTCAAGATGAGCGTGTCTTTGATGCTATGGAGATGGCAGGTACACCTTGTCCGTTTATGGGTAAAATCGGCGATGAAGCAAAACAACTATGGGAAACATATCCTGAGTTGAGACCTGAAAGCGTAAAAAAAGAGGAACAACGCAATGATACAATTAAAGGTGCCGCTATGGGCGCTGGTTCTGTTCTATTGCTTCTACTCTTACTCTAGTATAGCAGAGGAGTTCATCGAACCTGGTTCTGAGGGTACAACTCAGTATCAGATATTTGATGATAGCAATGCTCTTGTAGATTTACCTGTTCCGTTCACTATGAATGGTCAAGTATTCACTAATAGCGCATTCATGTCTAATGGTGCTATTGTCATGTACGGTCCTAACATTAACACGAATGCACCTTTTCAGCATTTTTGTTGTAATGGACAAGACGTTGCATCAATGGCGGCGAATGGAACTCTTCCTGGACAACCATTCTTTAACTATACTATCGCGGCATTATGGACAGACTTGATTGACTTGAATGTAGATGTGACTGGTGATGGTATACCTGATAGTGGATTCTTCACTAAAGAACTTGATACAGACAATGATGGTGATATCGATACACTACGTTATTATTGGCGTTATATCGCAGAGTTTCATGATGCAAACAATCTCAATACATTTGGTGTAGAGATGAACTTTGACAGCGGTGCTATTGAGATACATCACTTTGATATTAACATTGTCAATCATGCTGTTACTGTAGGTATATTTGGTGACACTACTAACAATGAGATAGAGCAGTTTAAATTTGAACCTAACGGATACAATAGCAAGGGTGAAGTAATATACACTTTCAATCTAGATGCTATGTGCGCCGCTAATCCTCTTTATAGCAGTCTGTGTACTGGTTATGCTGAAGCACTAGCAGAGATAGTATTTGCACAGAACTGCGCCGTAGACGCTTTATATGACCCATCATGTCCTGGTTACGAACAACTTTACTACGAAACTTTTGTAGAACCTCAGCAAGAAGAATTGGCACAATTTGAGGAGCAACCTGTTGTTGAAAATGTAATTGAGTTTGATGAAGTTTCTACTACTGGTGATGCTATCATTGATAACTTAATAAGCAATGAGTTGAACACTACTGAATTTGGTGGATTCTCTGTTATCGATATTTTTGAACCTGCGATACCAGAAGTAGAATTTGTTATAGAAGAACCAACTAGTCAGGAGATAGAGATTGCAGAGGTACAGTCATTTGAAGAAAGTCTTGAAGTATCTGAAGAGGTTGTTGAAGAAGTTGCTGAAACTATTGAAGAGATGCCTGAGCAAGAAGAGCGAGAAGAGGAAGTTGCGTCAACTGATGAGCAACCAGAAGAAGAGACTACAGATGAGGTTGCAGAAGATACAGAACCTGCTGAAGAAGAGCAAGTAGCAGATACAGAACCAGAAGCAACTGAAGATGAACCTGAAGAAGAAGTTGCACAAGAAGAAAAGAAAGAAGATAAAAAAGAAAGTAAGAAAAAGAAACTACGCAAAATCATTGCAAAGAAAGCGGCAGATAATGCGTTGAAGATTGCGAATGCAGTATCACTTGAAGAACAGCAAGCGGCGCAAGGACTTGCTATAGCACTAATGAACTTCAATCAAGGATTTGGTGCATATCAAGCATCGATGCCTGACGGTGTTAGACTTGAAAGTGCGTTGCCTAATGAGTATACTAAATCACCGAAAGAAAATCAGCGAGGATTACGCAATGGACTCGCACAACAAATTCTGCACGACAAGATGGTCGATATGCAGTATCAATAAAGGAGAGAGAAATGGCAGAAATAGAAGTTGCAGGAGCAAAAATATCTGGTGGTAAGATGTTACTCATACTACCATTGCTTAGTGCATTGGGTGGTGGTCTATGGGCAGGATTTGAATTCTACAAAGACTACATGAATATGAAAGAGCAAATACAAGAATATGTTGCACCTGACTTATCAGGTCTACAAGAACAATTATCTGTGCTTGATGCTAATATGATTAAACTACAAGAGAGTGTCACCGAAGCAAGAGATTACACTAGAGATATAAAGATAGATTTAAAGAGTGATATTGAACGTATCGAACAGATAGTTGACAAGACTGAACAAAGAGTGAAAGACAGCGAATACGAAGTTCGCATACAGTTGACAGACCAGACTAAAGAAGTGCGAGAACTCGTAGACCTTGCCGACCAGAGGTTTGATAACAAACGTGATAAAGTCTCTAGTGATGTAGATAGGCAATTGAATGAACTAGAAGAAAGATTGAAAAAGATGGTACAACGTGCTTTAGATAATCCTTTGGCGAATTAATATACTAAGTCTTCCTGCCATGCTTTCTGTTGTTGATTTCTAGGTGAAATATTTGTATTACTGCTTGAGTTCATTGTTGTTGGTGCCGCCACGGTTGTAACAGTATTAATTACTGGTTGTTGCGCTGGCGGCACTACTGCACTAGATACGTCTGCAGTTGGTGCCGCTTGAACTACTGGTGCTAGTCCTAAGGATTCTCTCAGTAATGTGATGTTCTTTGCCGCTTCATCAAACTTAATATCGCTAGATGCAAGACCTTTAATTTGTGTTCCAGATGATATCCATCCTTCCCCAACAGTACCGCCGTTGATAGCAGTCTCAATTGCAGGAATAGATTTCAATAAATCTTCTGCCATTTCTGAGATACCTAATTTAGTACCTTGAAAGTTTAGACCTGAGATTTTACTTAGTGCGCCAGCAATTCTATCAAGTGCATTAGCACCTTTTTCTAACTTATCTGCTTTATTCGCAATATTCATCATCTCTTCAATAGGACTCTCTTTACCAGACAAGAAGTTCAGAATACCACTTGCCGCACCTGCGAGAGAAGAAACAAAGGTACTACCGGAGAACTTTAGTAGTCCTGCAGAGATAGTACCCATAACAGAAGAGAATTCATCTGCTTTTTTCTGGTCGTATCCTTCAGCAGTAATAGATAATAAGTTCTTAACATTATCTTTGATGCGTTGTGTCCAATCGTCAGACGATATAAACTGTGCAACTGCCGTCGCCGCTTGCCCAGCACCAAACGCGGCAAGACCGAATCCAATGCCCCCCATCGCAAGAGCGAATACTGCCGCTTCACCAATAAATGCTTTAGCACCACCTAGAGCATCAGATATAGAAAGAAGAACTATAACATGGTCTTTAATTTTTTGTGACCAATCACCTGCCATCCAGTCTGCTAATGTTAAAGTAGCACCCGCAACTGCCATACCAATACCGATAGCGGCAAGACCAGCACCAACACCTCCCATTGCAAGAGCAAAGGCACCTGATGCTTTTAACATATCCCAGTTACCACCAAGTTCATCTTTGATTGATAGTAATGTAACTACATGGTCTTTAATTTTTTGTGACCAGTTGTCTCCACCTGCCCAATCGGAAAAACCTAATCCTGCACCACCAACAAAGGCACCAGCACCAAACGCGGCAAGACCTAATCCAACACCTGTCATTGCGAGTGTAAATGCAAACCCATCTTTTAGCATTTCAAGATTGCCACCAAGTTGGTCTTTAATAGAGAGTAGAGTTATAACGTGGTCTACGATTGCTTGAGACCAGTTTCCTCCTCCTGACCAATCTGCAAGTGCCATACCACCTCCAGCAACAGCGGCACCAATACCAAATGCTCCAAGAGCAAGACCTATACCACCAAGAACTAGTGCAAGTGTTCCACCTTCAGCAAGAAGTTTTAGCATACTACCATCTGCCACTTCATCTTTAAGTGAGAGAAGTGTCTTTACTTTTTGTTTTAGTGCTTCTGCATCAAAGTCAAGCAATCCTGAGAATGTTGCAAGTAATGCGCCAATACCACCAACAAGAGCGGCACCCAAGAGCATTCCTTTGCCTGACATACCACTCTTCACAGGTTTAATTGCTTGTTGGTCTGGTGTTACATTCTGTCCACTAATGTCTGCTTCTCGCTCACGTTCTTTTTGTTGCACTCTCTCAAATGCATTGGCAGGAGCAAGTGCATCTTTAATTGCAATTAACTCCGCAAGCATTAGAGAAGATGTTGACACCAAATCTTCCATATTAACAGATAAACTATCTAGGAAAACAATCTGTTGCCCGCCCGTAGACTGAACTTCTATTTTTAGATGTTCAATTGCTTCCGCTAGTGATGCTATATCTGCCATTTAAGTGTTTCCCTATTTCTTCTTGTCTGCGTAAGCATTCGCGCCAAAGTAAGCGGCAACAATTGCTGAAGTGGCAACGAAGTAAGTCGGAGCAATATCTCCGATAATATTCGCCGCTGTATCATAACCTAACATTGCTGTAATCAAAATCGCCCCTGGATAGTTGAATATACCCAACAAAGCGAACCATGTCATATATCTCATTGCATCTCTTCTCGCATCCGCATCTTCAAGTTCTTTACGTTTGAACTCAAGATACATTTTTTGCTCATCTGTGGTTACTACCCCATCACCATTGGTGTCTGCTGGATGGAAACCTGCTTCTTTAATATCTTCTCCCATTTTTTATCCCTTTTGTCGTTCTTTTTCCTCTTCAATGTATTGCATTAGAAGAGTGACGTAAATTTCCCTCTCCCATGGCATCATATTTTCTAACTCTGTTAAAGAGTATTTATGATGTTGCATAAGAGCAAAGTTAGTTTTTAATAAACCAAACAAATCTTCATGCGAGAGGACTATGCTAAAAAATTTTGAAGTCCACTTAATTCTCTTTCACAGTGCGTTCCACAAGCAGAACATTCATACTCTAATTTTCCAGACATTCTTGGCATATCTGCAAAGAATTCTTTAATGAGTTCAAATTGTTGTTGTGTTAAATTTTCAATAAACTCTTGTAACTCACTTCTTGATGTTGTACTCATGTCAATGAGTTCTCCGTTATATTCAATACTTTCAATACAACTTGCAAGAAACTTGAAGTTATCATCAAGACTGTTCAGGTCTTTTAAAACCCCTAAGTCAACTAGAGTTGGATATCTCATATTAACATATAAACTAGATGTTAACTCAATAGTCTTAGACTTGATTTTTGTTTCATCAATTTTTAAATGTCTCAAGTCAATTTTTGTTTGGGTAGTTCCTTTACATTCATCACTAGTACATGCCACAGAAAATTCAGCAATCTCTCCTACTGACTTTTCTCTTAGACGTAAGAAAATGTTTTCAACTTCAAATACAGGAAGTTTAGATATATCAACAGAACCAAACGTACAGTTCTGTAAGATTTGAGTGATTCCATTCATAACTGCATCTGGTGTTCCATCTTCTGCAGACATTAACAAAATCTTTTGCTCTTTGACCAAAAATGGTCTGTATTTAATAGTCTCGCCTGATGATACTAATTTCAAATCATAGGTTGGAGTATCAATTATTGGTAGTGCCATATTATTTTCTCCTCATTATATGGTTATTATGGTCCTGGTGGATATGATGGTGCTGGTGCTGGTGCTAGTGTTCCTGTTGCAGGATTGTACTTAACAATATCCGATTCCGGTGTTGTTGATGTTACATTGCCAACTCCCATCAGTGTGCTTGTGTTTGTCCATTTTCTATATTGAAACTGAACTTGAAGTCTAGGTACTTCACCGCTACCAGCGGACATTTGAATTTCCGCTACACTTTTTGGGTAACATTCTTGTAGTGTACACTGATATCTAGATACGATGATACTATTTTGTAATGTTCCTATATCAGGAAGAACTCCAAAAGTGCCAAAACGTCCTTCGCGCATATCTAATCCTAGAATGTGTACATTCGTCACATATTCATTATAATAATTTAAATGAGATGAGTCCTCATTAAAAATCATTCCTTGCCAAATTTCAAAGAAATCTTTAATCTGATAACCAGCATCCATATAGAAAGACATATTAACAGGAGCATAACTGCGACCGTAAGGAATTTCTCTCCCTGGACCATACTGCTTGTTTATCTTACTATCGATATTCAATCCTGGTAGTGCCGTGGATTCACAAAACAAAGATGCTAGATACTGACCGTCTGCCTTAACAAAGTTGTTTATTAAACCACCAAACGCATCGTTTGCACCTCTACCTCCAGTTCTAAACAGAGACCCAAATGGATCAGGTCTACCATAATTGTTTGCTGATGGTCCTCTGGGCATGTCAATAATGACAAGATATTTATTTGCTCTTGCGAAATTTCTAATTTTAGCATTCGCTATGAATTCTGTTAATGACATTATCGTTGCCTCATTTTTCTATTGCTGTCTAAGTAAACCTTTTGCTTAGATGCCTTTTTAAATTGTTCGGTTGGTAATACTGCGGCAGTTACCCAATCATCTGGTTGAATGAAAAGAAGTCTCCCTTTAATTAATCCTCTTCTATATCTTTTAACTGCCGGTCTAACTTCTCTAAATCTAGCAAAATTACTTAGAACATTCCAGTTTGCTCGGATTCTCGTTGCTATATCTGTATCGCCAATTTTAAATGGCATTAGTTTTTCTAAAAGAATTAATCTTTGTACTGGATGTAAATAATGAAAATTCAATGCTGTCACTAAATTACTCTCAATGTTGAATGGTAATATTAGTGGAAACATATCGTAGTATGGTAAAGTATCTCTACCTGCTGGATTTGAATAGTTGATTAAATACATTCTTCCAGGTAACATGCGATTAGTCATGTTTTCTGCATATTCACGTTGAAATCTAGGTCCAGGATACTGAGTACCAACCAAGTCTCTAACTTGTTGTTGATACCATGTAAAGGATTTCGATGCATCTCCACGTGCGTTTCGAATTTGTTCTAATATTCTAGTTTCTTCTGCCATAATAGTATTTATGCTACTTTAAATGGTCCTCTGTAAGAATTATAAATTCCCAGTGTCTATCTTTAGCATACTCAGATGCCGCTTTCCATTTTGCAGAGTTTATACCCCATGCCTTAACTTCACCGAACCACGATTTAGATTTTCTAGTTGGGGATTTTTCTGGTGGTTTTGTATACTTTTTAGGTTTAACTTCTACAAGATATGATTTGAGTATGCCCTCTTTAGTTCGAACCTGTATATAGAAGTCAACAAAGTATCTGTGTCTTTTATTATCTAAAGGAGATATGTAAGGTATAACAGTTTCTTCACTTCCCCATTTTATAACATCACTGTTCATATCACACCATACCATAAATTTTCTTTCCCAAAGAGAACGATAAATAATATTGGTTGGATTACCTTGATATTTCTTAGGATTTAGTGGAGAATATCTTCCTTTGTATGCCATCTGTATAACTCATATAAATAATACTGCAATAACTATTTATAGAGGGACGCAATGGCACTAAATACACTTTCAAAACTAGTGGGGGATATAGTAGGTGGACACGGTTTAGTGTCTAGCAGACAAGAACCACGCAAAACAGGTAGAACTTACGGAACCCGTGGACTGACTTATCCTATTGATATGGGTATTGACGCACCTGCGGAGTTGGACAATCACGTTATCTTTGATATATACATTGATGATACCACATCATTCGCAATGAAAAAACAAACAACCGAAGGTGAACCTAGAGCATTTCAAGGTCATACTGCAATTGCTTCTCAGAAAATTAGAAATGGTTTGACAAATACAGGGAATGATATTAAGGGTGCTTTGAATAAGGGTGTTGGACTATTAGGTGGTGGTACCGCTGGAAAAGTTGCTGGTGCTGTTGTTGAATCCACAAGTAATTTTACAGGCGCAGTGTTTGCTGGCGCAAGAAACATGAAGAAGTTAAATAGTTCTATTGCTCTTGCTGTTCCTAACACTTTTGTTTCTACATCTAGCGCACAATGGGCAGATGCTAAGATTGGCGCAATGGGTGGTGGTATAGCAAGATTGATGGAAGGTGGTATCAGTGGAATTAAAGAGAAAGCACAAGCATCATCTGCTGGAGATTTAACACAAGTTGGTGGTGAAGTCGCAAGACTTGCATTAGAAACTGCCGCTAAGTTACCTGATGCATTTGGTATGAACTTACAAAACATATTAGAAGTATCTACAAGAAGAGTTTCAAATCCTCACGTTGAACAAAGATTTGATAGCATGAACTTTAGAACATTTCAGTTTGTGTATGAATTTGCGGCAAGGTCTCAAGCAGAAGCGCAGGCAATTGATAATATTATTAAAACATTTAGATTTCACATGCATCCAGAATTAATTGAGAGTGGATTATATTTTCAATATCCGTCTTTATTCGATATTAGTGTTATGTTCAAAGAAAATGACAACCCATACATGCATAAGATATCTACTTGTGTTCTGACAGACTTTACAACTAACTATACATCTTCTGGTGTCTTTTCGACAAACCGCGATGGACAACCTACTGAGATACAAATTACAATGGCGTTCAAAGAAATTGAACCTTTACATAAACAAAGAATTGCAGAGGGTTATTAATGTCATATTTTTCAAAATATCCAGAAATAATTTATGATTTAACAAAACCAAATTCAACGGTTGATAATTTATTCATAGCAAAAGATATTATTCGAAGAGTAAAACTTAAAGAAAACTTATCGACAAATGTTTTCTCATATGATGAGTATGACATTCAAGAGGGTGAGCGACCAGATATATTAGCACATCAATTCTTTAATGATTCCGAACTTGCATGGATAATTTTATTGACTAATGAGATACATGATGTGTTAGAAGATTGGCCGCGCACAGAAAATGAATTGCGAAAAATGATTGCTAAGAAGTATGGTGGTAGTGGTCCTTATGCGTTATATGGAACAGGCACTTCTGGTATGCATCTTGGTGAAGGTTATTGGTATCCTATATTTTTAAACGAAGCGGATGCGAAAAGTTATAACAGATATAAACAAAATGGAGAAGGCATTGCACACACTCATACGTTTGCTGAGTTTCCTAATCAGACATTTTATATGCCAGGTAACTATGGACAAGGTCATGCACAATCTTCATATGATGGTAATACATATAAACTCTGGACTATTAATTCAGGTCCTAATGGAATTCATCATTATGAAAGACCACAGTCTTCAGGTGACCCAACAAAGATGGTAAGAACCACTAGTCAATTCTACACACAAACCACAGGAATTGGAGTTGTACAACAATTCAGTTCAGTTGCCATTACTAACACAGTTTATGAACAACAAGAGAACGAAAAGAAAAGAAGAATACGAATTCTGCGACCTACTCTTGTACAAGAATTCATTGAAGAATTTACTAATTTGATAGGAGACTAGCATGGCGGCGCCTGTAAAAGGTGGTGGAGAAGTACTATTTTCCTCCATGAAACTATATCACAATAGAGTTAAGAACATCAAAACTGCGAAGAGTTCTGACCAGTTTATGGATTTACTCTCAGTATATACTGCTCTCAATATCTATGAAAGTATCAAGTCTCCATTTCAGACTGCAGAACTAAGTATCACAGACAGCAATGATATGATTGCTGACTATCCAATTCTAGGTGGTGAAATTGTCAATATCGTTTACAATGTATCAGGTGGAGTTGAAGATACAAAGATATCAAAGTGGTTTAGAGTTGCTAATATTCAAGGACCCATAATTCAAGAAAGAAAACAATATTTTACTTTAAGTCTTATTACCGAAGAAGGTTATAACAACATTCATACAAGTATAAGTCAAGCATTTACTGGCGCGCCGCATGATATTGTTCGCGATATATTTAAAAATTACATCTTTTCTAGTGATACAAAAGAGGGTATATTTTTTGATATGTCTATAGGGTCTTTAAAATTTGTTTCTCCAAGATGGAGACCAGCAAAAGCAATTCAATGGGTAACTGGAAAAGCAATTGATCCTGATACAGACATGCCCGGATTCTTTTTCTTTCAATCTATGCATGGATTTAAATTTTTATCAACATCAACATTATTCAGCGATACAAAAAATGTGGTTATAACAGATTTGATGGAAGAAATTCCGGTAGATAGAAAGAATGGCGCAATAAAGAATGGATATTTATATAAAGTTCCTGGTGTTCCTACATATGGTGCAGATGGTAAACCTCTAAGTGGAATGGTTGCATCTGAAAGCGCACAGAATGTTGATGACTTTAGAATTGATGAGAAGTCTAATTATCTTTCCGATATTCAAAACGGAAATTTATCATCCAAACACATCATACATGATACTTTTCATAAATCTTATCAAGTTCAGACATATAACTATTTTAATTCATATGATAAATCATCAAAGAAGTTTGCATCAAAAATGAAAAGATTATCCCCTAATTCAAAATATGTAGATTGGGGATCAGAGATTAATCCTGATGTTAAAGTTTATATGAGTCCTAAATCGAGTAGAATACATGCTGAAAAGAAAGATGAAGTTGGATACAGAGATTTATTTGCAAATGATTATCTTTTAGGAAGAACTGTTATTGCAAAACAATTGCAAGATGAGGTCCTTAGTTCTTTTCAAGTTCCTGGACATCCAGTTATAACAGTGGGTAGATTAGCATACTTTAATTTTCCATCAGTAAAAAAAGTTGATACACCAAGTAAAGTTTATCAACCGAAGTATAGTGGTATGTATTTAGTTAGAGATGCTATTCATATTTTTAAACCTGTTGGTAACTCAACAGCATCATATAAGTGCGATACTGTAATTATAAAGGATGGATTTAATGCGTAAATTTTCAGAATTACGAGAAGAGATATCACAAAGAGATTTAGATGGTATCGAAAAGTTTGCAGATAGATTATTTGCAAAAGTTAAAATTGACGTTGAGTTCACTCGACATTTTTTAGATAGGGTTAATGATGAACGTAACAAGAAACAGATTACTACTGCAGAACTTACGAGACTTTTTAAGCAGACTTATAACAAGCATGGTAAAAAAATTCCACAGTTGGGTCCTGATGCTGAAGCGGTAATCAAAGATATGCAGACAGATATTAATATGCCATTTGTTCTCAAGTGGGATAAAAACTCACAAGAGTTCGAATTAGTTGCAAAAACTGTTATGCGGAAAAAAGGTTTTGCGACAAGTAACCAAACGCTTTCTGTATAAATAAGACTAAAGGGAGAAAATTACACCTATGGGAAACTATTTATTTAACGATGAAAAAATTAACATCGCCAGAGGACTCTACAAAGGTGTAAGTTCTATTCACAAGTTTGGTGCTGTTCCTTCAATGGCAGTAAACACATCTGGTTCTGTATGGGATGTGAGCGACACAGCATATCCTTGGACAGCATGGTCTTCAGCATCAACAGTTACAGTAGATAGAGCAAGTGCAAGTGATGCGAATAAAGTCATCACTATTCTTGGACTTGATGAGAACTACGAAGAAGTTACAGATACTTGCACACTCACAAACGCAACTGGTAATACTACAACTGGCGGAACAACTTTTTTAAGAGTTTTTAGAGCATTCGTTTCAACTGGTGCTGACAATGTAGGAAACATCGATATTAAAGTATCGACAACAGTAGTAGCAAGAATTACTGCTACTAAAGGTCAAACTCTGATGGCAGTCTACACAGTTCCCGCAGGATATACTGCATATCTTACTAAAGGAACAATGACTTGTCAAGCAAATGCTGATGCGACAGGTAATATGTTTGTTCGTTATTTTGGACAAGATGCATTTCGTATTGGACACACATTTGAAGTTGGTGGTGTTGGTGGTCCTTACTCATATGAGTTTGCGGTTCCAGTTGTAATACCAGAGAAATCAGACATTGATGTTCGTGCATCAGTTCGTTCTAACAACGCAAGAGTAACAGCGGCATTCGACATTATTCTCAAACAGAATTAAGAGGTAGATTATGAAAAATTTCATGGGCATGGACGGTTTTATCTGGTTCATGGGTGTAGTTGAAGACCATAATGATCCTGAGCAGATTGGGCGAGTTCGTGTTCGTTGCTTGGGTATTCACACAGAAGATAAAGAAACACTTCCTATTGAAGATTTACCATGGGCGATGGTTATGATGCCAACAACATCCGCATCAATATCACAGGTTGGTCACTCCCCATCAGGACTACTTAAAGGTTCGTGGGTGGTGGGGTTCTTTAGAGATGGTGAAGGATGTCAAGAACCAGTTGTTATGGGGTCTTTTCATGGACACCCAACAGAACGTCCCAATACAGATTTGGGATTCTGTGATCCAAGCGGAACAAATCCTACCGAAATTAATGAGGCGGATACTTCTCGATTGTCGAGAGGTGATAAAAAGTCAAAACTTTATACAGCAAGAAATGATGGTGTTAATAAAGGGCATCGCGTAGATGGAGAAGGACCTAACGGTAAACCTTCTATAGGAAAGAAGAACATTGCTTGGAGTACTGACACATGGACTCCTTCTGCGGTTCCTTTCAATGCACGATATCCATATAATAAAGTTTATCAAACTGAGAGTGGACATGCTTTAGAATTTGATGATACTCCTGATAATGAGAGAATTTTATTATTTCATCGTAAAGATACATTCATTGAATTGCATCCCGATGGAACTATTCAGATACATTCATATAAGAATGCTGAAGTATTAGTAGATGAAGACTTTAACATTGAAGCAAAAGGTGCAGTTAATATATTCACACAAGGTAAGACAACTGTATATGCAAAAGATAATATTGATATGCAGTCTGAAAAAGATGTACAGATTAAATGCGTAAACTTTAAAGTAGAAGCGAAAACTAATATTACACAAACCTGTGGTCAAACAATGGACTTAAACGCTGGTGCAAACATTGATGCAGATGCACCTAGAATTGACTTGAACTAATACTGGAGAGATAAAATGGCAAAAGTAAAAACAAGCATTGGAACATATGTTCACGAAAGTAATCCAAAGAAAACATCAACAAGTGGTAGAATGTCTATGGTTAAATTTGCTTCTATGAAGAAAGATAAAAAGCGCAGTTTTAAGAAATACAGAGGACAAGGTAGATAGATGACAGGAATATTTTGCGTTCTTATTAATGGAGTAGTACACACATATAATAAGTATGAAGATATTCCGCTCGGTTTTGATAATCTAATTAGATTTGAACCTGAGTATCCACCAGAACCTCACACAGACGAACAACATCATATTATTGCACAGTACAATAGTAAACTCAGAGAGTTGATGGGGAGAGAACGAAATGCCAGCGGCAACTAGAATAGGTGATGCAGACGTACCACATTGTTCAGGTATGACAAGAGCGGTAGGTAGTCCTAATGTGTTTGTGAATAACATTCCGTGGTCTCGCCAAGGAGATGTAAACACAGGACATTTACTTCCTGGTGCGCCATGTCCCTCACACGCGGCACCAATAGCATCTGGTTCATCTACTGTTAAAGTAAATGGAAAAGGTGCAGGTAGAGTAGGTGATGGTGTGAGTGGTTGTACATCAGTCGCCGCCGGATCATCTAATGTATTTGCTGGTGGATAAAGAGGTATAAATAGTTCTATGGCAACGATAACAAGGCAGACTGCAGATTTTACAGACTTAGACTTTAATTTTACAAAGTTGAGTAGTACTAATGATGTGGCGAAAAAATCTGATGTTGAAGCAGTAAAGCAGTCTATGAGAGCGTTAATTAACACTCGGCATTTTGAAAGACCATTTCAACCTTATTTAGGATGTGGTATAGCGGAACTACTGTTTGAAAACAATACTCCAATGACCCGCCGAATGATTGAAAAGACAATATATGAGGTTATTCAAAATCACGAACCTAGAGTAAAATTGACAGCGGTTGACGTATTTGACAATTCTGATAACAATGAATATCAAGTGAGAATATATTTTTATGTAGTTAACCATACACAAGAACAAATATTTGAGACATATCTCACAAGGACACGATAATCCATGGCAAATACAACAAAAAGACTTAGGGTAACCGAATTAGATTTTGCTGATATTAAAGCAAATCTTAAAACATATCTATCATCTCAGGAATCTTTCAAAGATTATAATTTTGAAGGTTCAGCAATGAATACTTTACTAGATGTATTATCATATAATACTCACTATAACGCAGTGTACGCCAACATGGTTTCGAATGAGATGTTCTTAGATAGCGCAGTTAAGCGAGACAGTGTGGTTTCTCTTGCTAAACATCTTGGTTATACACCATCATCATCACAAGCGGCAACTGCTAGAATTAACGTCACAATTAATAATCCTGTTGGTTCGCCTCCACAATTAACAATGTCAAAAGGTACAGTTTTTAGAAGTCGTGTATCGGACATCAACTATCAGTTTGTAACAACCGCAGATGTAACTATTGTACCTACCGAAGGTGTTTATACTTTTACAAATATTGATATTAAAGAGGGAACTCTACTTCAACTATTATATACTAAGAGTTCATCTAGCAAAACACAGAGATTTTTGATTCCTGAAGAGAGTTTTGATTCCACCACACTTTCCGTTCGTGTACAAAATAGTTTAAATGATTTAACTGTAACAACATTTACTAAAGCAGAAAATATTTTAGATATACAAAATACTTCAAATGTATATTTTTTAAATGCTGTTGAAAATGGAACATACGAAATAACATTCGGTGATGGAGTTTTGGGTACTGCATTAGAAGATGGTAATATTATCATTCTAGAATATATTGTGACTAATGAAGCAGAAGCAAATGGTGCATCAAACTTTACTCTGTCATCTTCAGTTGGTGGTTCTACAAATGCTACAATTACTACTGTTATCTCTGCAGAGAATGGTGGACCTAGAGAGACAATTGATAGTATTAAATTCAATGCTCCTAAGTTTTACTCAGCACAAAATCGTGCGGTTACTGCAGAAGATTATAAAGTCATTCTACCTAAATTATATAACAACGTAGATACTATGCAAGTATGGGGTGGAGAAGATAATGATCCTCCTGTTTATGGAAAAGTATTCATGTCAATTAAACCTAGGACAGGTAGAACTTTAACCACATCAACCAAAGATGCGATTAAGAACACTATTTTATCATCGAAGACTATGGTTTCAATTACACCTGAAATTATTGATCCTGTTTATATTAATATTATTCCTACTATTAATGTTTACTGGAATCCTAATACTACAACATCATCTTATACTGATATTTCATCTGCAGTTCGAACTTCTGTAATGGATTATCAAAACAACGAACTTAAAAAGTTTGATAGCGTGTTTAGATTTTCAAAATTTAGTAATATTGTTGATAGGTCCGATCCTGGTATTGTTTCAAATATTACAACCGTAAGGTGTCAGAGAAGTTTTGATGCTATTATAGGTCAAGAAAGTAAATACACAATTAATTTCTACAATCCTTTGTTTACTCAAGGACCTGGTTCACCTACTAACTTATCGTCAACTGGATTTAATATATCTGGTAGAACACAAACAATTTATCTAGATGATGATGGTAATGGAAATATTCGTTCATACTATCTTGAAGAAGGTTCATCTACAAGAGTTTATGTAAACAGTCAACAAGGAACAATAGAATATTCAACTGGTAAATTAATTATTGACCAATTAAATATTTCTGATACAACTTTGGATGCAAATACAGTTGAGATATACATAACTCTAAACTCAAGTGATATTGTGAGTGTTAGAAATGTTCTTTTGTCTATTAGTGAAGATGATATTACAGTTAACACAATTGTAGATAAAGTCTCAACTGGCGAATCCTCTGCTGGTGTTGAATATATCACAACACCGAATAGTGAATTAAGTAAAACTGGTGGAACTGGAGTTGTTGGTTCTGCTGGTTCTGGTTCGGCATCCTCTGTTGTAAGTAGTAGTAGTGGAAGTAGCGGAAGTAGTGGAAGTAGTTACTAATGTTAAATATTAATTCAGATGAAGTAAAGGGTACCGTCTCGGCAGTATTGTCTGAGCAACTACCTGAATTTGTACAATCTGACCACACTACGTTTGTTGCTTTTATAGAAGCATACTATGAGTGGTTAGAACTGGAAGGTAATGCAATTGAGCGTACTAGAAACGCACATTTGTATAGTGACATTGATAAAACTGTGGATTCTTTTGTTTCTTACTTTAAGAAAAATTATCTTGTAGATATTCCAGATAATATTATTAATGATAAGAGATTATTTCTTAAAAGAGTAAAAGACTTTTATCAAAGTAAAGGCACGGATAAGTCGCTTATACTATTATTCAGAATGTTATTCAATGAAGAAGTTGAAGTCTATTATCCAAAAAAGGATATGTTACGAGTTTCCGCTGGTAACTTTACATCAGATACAATTCTAAACATTAAAAATGTTGTTGGTGATAGCGGATTACTTATTGGTCAAACTATTGTACAAGCAAACAAACCACTACAACCTAATGTTAACTTAGCAACAGGTCTTGTTGAGAACTTTATTGCTTTCGCTGTAGGTGATGATGAAATTTATCAACTAGTATTAACTGAAAATTCTGTGAGTGGACAGTTTGTTGCCGGTGAGATTGTTACAGTAACGGATTCTGTATCTGGACAAGTTGTCACTGCTATTGTTGATGAGATTATTACTGACATTACTATTACGAATGATGGTACATATTATGTACCTAGTGACCCACTAGTCACAAAAAACTTAACTCCATTTATAGTTAAAGAGGTAGATGGAGATAATATTTTAACCGAGACTGGTGATAATATTATAAGTGAAGATATTGGTAACGGTGCTCAATTTGATATTACCACTATAGGTAAAGGTGGCGTTGATGGATTTATTATTGAAAACGGCGGTAAAGATTATCAACTACAAGATGCTATTGTATATTCTAATACAGGTTTAGGAACTTCTTCTGTTGCCTATGTCAATAGAATTGAAAGACAATTGGTATTGGAATCTGGTGAAAGTGATGCTATTCTACTTGAAACCGGAGATAAAATTCTCGTTGGGGACTTTAGAAGAATTGTCACTGAGGGTGGTGTTGATAAAGTATTGTTAGAAGATGGTAATCACATTGTACCTGAAGATGCGGATCATGATGGTGTTGTACAAGATATTAGAATTGTTAATACTGGTTCCAACTATCAAGCACTACCAACTGTTGAAGTTGATGATACAAATGGTACTGGTGCTGAGATTTATGCAACGTCAACGGAAATTGGTAGAATTTCAGGTGTGCAGAGAACAAACTTAGGTAGTGGATATTTTTCTGCGCCTTTAGTGACACCTAGACAACTTGCAATATTAAAGAATATTGTTGGAACATTCCAACCAGGAGAAATAATAAACGAAAGACACGGTAGAATTCTCGCCGAAGATGGTGATGAGATTTTATTGGAAGATGGAAGTTGTTTATTAGATGAAAATGATGTTTTGTCTTCTGGTACTATTGTATCTTTTGATAATACTCGTAATTTATATAATATTAGAACAACCACATCTACTGATAATTTTGCATCGAATAGAGGACGCATACGAGTTGTTGGTGCGGTGTCAGGAGCAGAAGCAATAATACATGATTGTGATCCAGCAATTATTCATCCAATAACAGGAACCGTTTCGCGAAGTGAAGGTGTTCTATTTGGAGCAGATGGGCGTATCTCTGAAAGTTCTAAAAAAATTCAAGATAGTTTATATTATCAAGACTTTTCTTATGTTGTCAAAGTTGGTAACTCAATTAACGTATGGAGAGATGCGGTTAAGAGAATTCTTCATCCAGTTGGTCTTGCTTTATTTGGTGAAGTTTCAATTTCAACTTCAGTCCGAGCAAGAGTATTTGGAGGAAGTGACTTTAGATTAAACTCAGCAACACCTAGATTTAAACAAATTAAGTTGTTGAATGAAATTTTGTTACAAACATTAACAACGCCGCATCTTCAAAAACTTGAACTGGAAATATTCTTTGAGGTGGCGCAAGCAACATTGTTCCCTACAAGATTAATGAAAGAAGATGGAACTTATCTTTTGGCGGAAGATAGTTTTGAAACATTGTCCAATAAAGGTAAAAATTATCTACGAGGTGAAGAGTATATTCACGGAACAGAACCTGGATTCGGATTAAGTCCAACTTTAATATTCCCAAGATTTAGAACACCAATGGCGAATATAGATGCTACAATAAATCTACTGAAACAGGTCGTATTGTATATCAGAGGGGGTGGAGTACTTGAAGTGATTGCTGAGATACCTACTGCACCTAACATTCCTACTTTGGGCGGTAATCAGCATAACAAGACTTCCGAAACTCCGGATATTACTGTGCTTATACATACATTTGAAGCACTCGTAAATGATTTAACGATGAATACGAGTGTTAAACATCAGATTGAAATATACAAGCAACTTTCGCGTATCGCAAGTGTGGCACAACAAGTAGTAACTTTATATCTACCAACTATTACAAGTGTAGATGATTTAAAAGTTGTTACTTCATCCAAGTTGCATTTAATTGCATCACTTGGACTAGAAGATACTATGTTACACGAAAGTTTTGGAAGCGCAAAACTAGGAACAACAGGATACTCAATTGATAGGTTCAAGTTCCTTATGCCACCATATGCAGATGATAGAAGAGTAACAAAAGAAGATGGAGAAGATATTTTATTAGAAACTGGAGACAAGATTATTCCAGAATTAATAGGATTTAGAAGCGTTGACCGTGGAGGTAGAATTTATAGAGATAACTATAATAGTTCTATCATGACCAGTAATTATACTGGCACGAACACAGCAAATAATAACTACTGGGATACTTATGCGAATACTCAAATTCAGAACATAGGTAACTTAGTTATAGATGACTTGGTAAATTATCCAGGGCGTAAGACGGATTTCACGTTTGATAGTGAAATCTTCTTGAGAGACAGTTAAAAACTGTTATAAATATAGTAATAGATTAACTTAGAGAGGAATAAAATGGCCGCTATCATTACGAACAAGTTTCGGATTCACAATGCTGAACAATACATGGAAGCATTTAGTGAGACTGCCGCAACTAACACTTATTTGTTCATCGGAAGACCACAGGCGTGGACCGATGATACCGCACCGCCTACTCCTGCTGACAACGATGATACAGCATTTAATGCATATGACGATATGGTTGCAATGAAACGTGTAACCTCATCTGACATCACTCACGCAGTAGTTCGCAGAAACTGGACTTCAGGTACAGTTTATGATGAGTACGAACATAATATCTCATCATCAAATCAATCAAACAGTGGAGCATCTTCATTATTTAGTGCTTCATTCTATGTATTGACTGATGACTATAATGTTTACAAATGTATTTCTAATAATGGAAATACTGCATCAACAACCAAACCAACTGGAACTTCAACTGGTTACATCACAACTGCAGATAGTTATGTGTGGAAATACATGTACACAATCTCTGCTTCTGATGCACTGAAGTTTTTATCAACTGACTTTATGCCAGTTAAATATGTCACTTCCGATCCGGGTGCTGGACAACCATACAAAGAACAATGGGATACACAGCAAGCGGCAGTAGATGGTGAAATTCGTCATATCATCATTACAAACGCTGGTTCTGGTTATAGTTCTGCTCCAACCGTCACTATCACAGGTGATGGAACAGGCGCAACTGCAACTGCAACTGTTTCCGCTGGTTCTATCACTGCAGTAACAATTACCGCAGAAGGAACAGGATATACTCAAGCATCTATCTCTATTACCGGTGGTTCTGGTTCTGGTGGTGCGATGACTGCAGTAATTTCACCAAAAGGTGGACACTCATCTAATCCAGTACATGAACTTGGTGGATTTTATGTAATGAACAACGTAAGACTTGAGTACAATGACGGTTCTGGAGACTTCCCAGTTTCTAACGACTATCGTAGAATTGGTCTTGTTCGTGATCCTTATAACTTTGGTACTAGTGTAGTTTCAACTGCAGTAACTATGTCTGCAACAAAATCAATTACTCTTGCCGCCGCTGGTTTAAGTGGAACATTTGTAACTGATGAAACAATCACAGGTGGTACCTCTGGTGCATCTGCAAAGGTAATTGATTACGATTCCGCAACTAGAATTTTACGCTATTACCAAGACATTAACACTGGATTTATCGCAATTCAAGCGGCAGAAACAGTGACGGGTGGTTCTTCTTCTGCAACTGGTACAGTAGATACTCTGAACAATCCTGAAGTAGAACCGGACAGCGGTGATATCATGTATGTCGAACACAGACGCCCAATTAATCGTGCATCTGACCAGATTGAAGATATCAAACTCGTTGTTGAATTCTAATCTAAATACTTGTACAAAAAGATTAGATTAGAATAAAACCGCACTGGAGAAATAAATGGCAGTTATCGACTTTAATGTAGACCCTTATTATGATGACTTTGAAGGCGCCGCGGGTGCCAAATCAAAGAAGTATCATCGTGTACTCTTTCGTCCTGGATTTCCTGTTCAGGCGAGAGAGTTAACACAGTTACAATCAATTCTTCAAAATCAAATTGAAAGATTTGGTAGTCATGTATTTGAAGAAGGATCGATGGTGATTCCTGGTGATGTTGCATTTGATATGGAATATGATTTCATTAAGGTTCAATCTACATTTAATGCACAGAATGTTGAAAGTTATAGAACAGACTTTGTTAATAAAATTATTACCGGTAGTGAAACTGGCGTTAAAGCGAGAGTTATTGGAACTGTAGCGGCAACCTCTAGCACTCCAATGACGCTATACATTAAGTATGAAGATAGTGGTACTAATAATACAACGAATACCTTTTCTATTGGTGAAACTGTAACATCTCTCAATGCGGATAATACTCAATTAAAAAATCAATTTCTTACCGCAGACCAAACTACTGAGATTTCTGCATCTATAAGACCTACTGGAACTGTTAGAAGTGTAATTAATGTTGCACAGACAGATGCCGGTGGGTTATTAGAAGCAGGACTAAACGACACAGTAGGTACTGGTTCTGCGGTAAGAGTAAATGCTGGTGTCTATTTTGTAAATGGGTTCTTTGTTGCTAACGAAAACCAAACCATATTGTTGGAACCATATCATAATGCTCCATCATATCGTGTTGGTTGGAAAGTTGTACAAAGCACACTAACACCAGAAGAAGATGAAACACTAAAAGATAATGCACAAGGAGCATCAAACTTTGCCGCTCCTGGTGCCCACAGATATAAAATTACTCTCACTCTTGAAAAAAGAGCATTAGATGCAACTACTGATACAAACTTTATCGAATTGGGTCGTGTTAAAAACGGTACTATTCAAAGATTTGTCAAGAAAGCAGACTATAATGTTCTTGCTGAAGAGTTTGCAAGAAGAACATATGACGAAAGTGGTGACTATGAGGTTAAACCATTCAAAGTCGATGTTCGCGAAAGTTTAATCTCTGGTAATAACAGAGGTATCTTTACTACCTTAGAGGGTGGACTTGCTGAAAATCTTGCTTTAGGCATCGAACCTGGTAAAGCATATATTCAAGGTTATGAAGTTGAGTTACAAGCAACTCGTTTTTTGAATGTTGAGAAACCAAGAACATTTAATCGTGTAGTAGATACACCAATTCAGACACCAATTGGCAACTATGTAATTGTACAAAACGTAACTGGTATGCCTGAGATTGATGATTATGAAGAAATTTATATTTACGATGACTTTGTTAGTGGTACACCAACAGCAATTGGTAGTTGTAATGTAAGAAGTTTCATGCTTCATAGTGGTGACTATGATGATGCACACACAGGTGAGACTGAATTTAAGTTTGGTATTTTTGATATTGTTATGAACCAAGGTAAAGATTTTACTAGAGATGCTAGAGCATTTGGAGATAATTCAACTGCCGCAAGCGCAACATTCAAATGTGATATCTCGCCTAAACTAGTAACACTCACAGGTAGTGCTACAGTAGGCACAGGCGCAGTAACCGTAACTGGACAAGGAACACTGTTTAATTCACAGGTGAGTGTAGGAGACCGTCTATACATCAACGACACCGATGTTGGTGAAGTTGCTACAATTACTAACAACTTATCTCTAAACCTTACTGCTAACGGTCTAGCGGCGATTACTTCTGGTTCTGTGAAGCGTTTTAGCGCAGAGATTATCAGACCAGATAGAAAAATTCTTGTATTCGATACAAACTACTTCCGTATGAGAAAAGTTCGTGGTGATAGTTCTGCCACACCAGATAATGTTGCATCTACTAACTACACTGTTCGTAGAAAATTTGCAACAGGAACAGTAGCAAACGCAAACAATGGTTCTGTGTCATTTACTGCCGCTGGAACCGAAGAGACATTCGCTTCTACTGGCAATATTTCTAACTTTACACTTATTATTAATACACCTGCAGGCGGTTCGGCAAGAAGTGCTGGTGATGTTCTAAAAATTACAACGTCAAACTTAACCCTTACTGGTTCTGACCGCACACTAAACATTAGTGAACTTCACAATCTAACTGATACTCCTGTAACTGATGGTGATACAGTAGATTTGATTGCTTCAGTTGATGTTCGTGGCAATGATGCTGTTGAAAAAAGTAAAACATTAAATCTTAATCAAACAAAACAAGTTACTACGCAAGCAGAAGCACAAAACACAGTTATTAAACTCGGTAAAGCAGATGGATATCGATTGGTATCTATTAAAATGTCTGCTGACTTTAGTACTAATGCAACAGCATCCGATTTAGATATTACTAGTAGATATGATTTCGACACGGGACAAAAAGATGCATATTACGACTTAGCAAGCATTAAGTTAAAATCTGGCAATCCTGCCCCATCTGGAAGATTGCTCATTACTTTTGATTACTTCACTCATGGTGCTGGAGACTATTTCTCAGTAGATAGTTATGATGGCGTTATTGATTATGAAGATATTCCTACATATATCTCATCTGGAACTGATGGTGCATCATATGACTTGCGAGATAGTTTAGACTTTAGACCTAGAATTGATGATGCTGGAGTATCATTCACAGGTTCTGGTTCAGCAAAAGGTGAACTACCTGTAATCGGAACCAATGTAGAAGCAGACTTCTCATATTACTTACCTAGAATTGATAAAGTTGTTGCTAACTTTGACGGAGAATTCTTTGTTGTCAAGGGTGTTCCTGCAGATGATCCTAAACCACCTGCCGACTTAGATAAGGCAATGACGTTATTTGTTGTAAGTTATCAACCATATGTACTTAATACAACAGAAGCAATTGCGAAAAAAATCAATAACAAACGATATACAATGCGCGACATTGGTAAATTGGAAACTAGAATTAATAATCTAGAATTGATTAGTAGTCTTAACTTACTTGAAAAAGCAACAACCGACCTACTAGTTAAAGATGTTAATGGTAATGATAGATTAAAGAATGGATTTATTGTTGATCCATTTAGTGGACATGGCATTGGTAACGTATCAAATGAAGATTATCGTATTGCTGTAGATATGAAGAGAAAAGTTGCGCGACCAATGGCGCACTCAGATATTGTTTCTTTAGTAGAAACTGTATCTACAGACGCCGAGAGAGCAACATCTGGATACAAAAAACACGTTGATGGTATTATCACTCTTCCATATTCAGAAGTTTCTTATATTAATAATCCATATGCATCAGACACAATGGATGTCAACGCATATAAAGTTTCCGCCTTTACTGGTGAAATGATACTTACTCCAGCATCAGATGACTGGAAAGATACAACTCGCAGACCTGACCTAATTGTACAAGATGATAACAACTTTGATGCAATTCAATTCTTAGCAGATGAAATTGGAGTTGAAGGTACAGTTTGGGAAGGTTGGCAAGATAATTGGTTTGGTGCTACCAATCAAACAACCACAACTGGCGGTCTTGTCCGTTCTGGCAGATTTATTGGATTTAATACTGTAACAACGACTACCCAAGAGGTTGGACAAATCAACATTGGAACTGCGACTTCTCTTCAAAGTAGTTATGTAAACAAATCTCTTGGCGATAAGATTGTAGACCTTTCTTTAATTCCTTACATGCGTGAAATTCCAATTCACGTTTCTGTTGGAAACATGAAACCGCGCACCAAAGTACAAGCATTCTTTGATAATGTTAATGTTAATGCATATGTTCGTCCAGATGAAAAACTAACAGTAACATCAACAAATCGTACTGATTTTCAGTTTACCCCAATGGCAGACCCTGGATCACAGGCAGATACAGATAGTGCAAGATTTTGGGATTCATTTGACCAAAATTCTGGGTCATGGTTAAAGCAACCATTTGCCGCATTTGGATTTGGTGATGTGGTTCGCAACCAAGTACACACACCAACAACTGTAACTAACGTAACTCAAGTTGGTAATGTAACAACTATCACACTTGCAAGCGTGAATGGTATTGCAGTTGGTCATATGGTCACCTTTGCCAACATTGGTGGTGCGATAGAACTTAACTATGATGGTGTTAATGATAACAGATATTTTGTAGAAAGTGTAAACACTGGAACAAATCAAATTACTATTATTCAAATTGATTATAATAATTCACCTGTATCTGCACTAACCGCATATACCAGCGGTGGAACTGCTACAAGATTGCAAGCATCTGGTGTTGTCTCTTATCAGAGACCAGATGATCCTAATGGTGCCGCTAACGCTCCTGTTGATATTAATATTACAAACAGACAAAATGGATTTGCAATTGGTGACGTTTTAACAGGAACACTTCTTAATAATGCTGGTAATATTAACCAGTGTACAATTACAGCGGTGAATGATGTAACAGATGCTACATCAACTGATGTTTATAAGAAACTTCAGAAGTTTGGTGGTGATAAGATTACTGATGATGATGGTTCATTTAATGGCGTATTCGTTGTACCAAACAATGCATCAACGCAGTTTAGAACTGGTGAGAGAGTATTTAGATTAATAGACAATATATCGAACAATCTAGATTACGGAACACACTCAACCAAAGCAGAGAGAATTTTCCATGCTTCTGGTCTAAATGAAGAGAGAGAAGAAACAATTCTATCTGTTCGTCAAGCAGAGTTTGTTCGTGACCGCGTACAGCAAGATAGAGTTGTGACAAGAAGTATTGGTACATCTTCAAGATTTACCCCAACTCGTAGAATTGGACATGATCCACTTGCACAAACTTTTGTAGTTCAAGATGTTATTGATGGAGCAATGATTACTAAAGTTGATTTGTTCTTCTCTGCTAGAGGTACTCGCCCATTAATTGTACAGTTACTTAATACTAAAGATGGAAATCCATCAGGTAAAATTCTAGCACAGAAAACAATTCCTGCATCAGCAATTAATACTTCTGATGATGCTACTGTATCAACCACTATTTCCTTTGATAGTCCTGTGTTTATGCAACAAGACGCAACTTATGCGCTTGTTCTTAAAGCAGATGAACCTGGAATGAGAGTATTCTTCTCTGAAGTTGGTAAAACAAATATTGGTGATGGTCGAATTGTATCTCAAAATCCGTTAACTGGAACAATGTTCTTATCGCAGAATGGTGGAACATGGACTCCTTTCCAAACTAGAGATTTGAAGTTTACCTTACATCGCGCCGAGTTTAGTGATGCAGTTGGACAAATTAACTTTCAAAACTCCAGAAATGGTTACACAACTTTAAGAACTGACCCATTTGAAACAACAACTGGTTCGAATAAAGTTCGTGTGTATCAAAGAAATCATGGATTTGTTGCTGGCAACAAAGTATCAATTGCTGGAGTACCTAGTGGATTCTATGGTGCAAACTCAACAAGCGTTGGTATTCCACACACAGAGTTGAATGGACAACATACAGTTGTTGCTCCAGTTACTACAGACACATATGTCATTGAAGTTACTGAAGCAAACATCGCGGATGGTGGAGCGTATCCTGGAACTGAAGCAGATATTCTTTCTGCAGATTTTGTTGGGGGTGCTGGAGTTCGCGCAACTAGAAATCTACCAGTTGACGTTATTACTCCTACTGTTACACAACTAAAGTTTGCAAACACATCATTAACATATGACTTGAATATCGGCAATACAAGCGGAGTATTTACTGGATTGCAAAATATTCCTGAAAATGATATTACATATTTTACAGATAGAAAATCTATAATGTCATATGATAATCAATCAACGGCAGGATATTCTGCTCAACTAAGAGCAACATTGTTTAGTTCTAATTCTTTTGTAAGTCCTGTAATTGATAGTCAGAGAGTATCGTTATGTACTGTTGCTAATAGAATTGATAACTTGACTGCATCTGATGTCAATGTTGCCGACTTTGATAATAGAACTGTTGCTACTGCAAATACAAATATTGCATACTCTGCAACTAATAGTACTATTACAACCACTGACGCAACTCTTAGAGAAGAGTTTGATACATTAGATATTGGTAAAGAAATTACAACTAGTGGTTCAGGTAACGCATCAAATGATAAAACTTATATCATCACAAATTACAAAAATGATGGTACCACATCGACTATTACAGTTTCACCTGCTCCTGGAGTAGATGAAAGTGCTAGTAGTGCTATCACTCTTATCCAAGCAGAGAAGTTCATTCACGATATTGCACCCGTTGGCGCAACCAATCTTGCAAACTATGTCACTAGAAGATTTACATTAGAAAATTCTTCTACCGCGATTAAGATTTTATATGAAATGAACAGACCTGCCGGAACAACAGTTGATGTTTATTATAAGGTATTGCCTGATGGTGATGAAGCAACATTTGACACCATTCCATATGTACAAACTACGACAGAAATTCCGGATTCACCAGATGAAAATCAATTCATCTTTAGAGAAAGAACACATCTAGTCGAAAATCTAAATGGATTCTCATCAATTGCCGTGAAGTTGGTGTTTAAATCTACTAATCCAGCAAGCGTTCCGCAAATTAAAAACTTGCGTGTACTTGCACTGGCGGTGTAATATGTCTTCTAGACTTAGAATTGAAGGGCATGATAATTTAGTTAGAGATGTGTCAAGTGGTGCAGTAATTAACACTTCTAAACACGAATATATTCAATTTATGCAGGCGTATAATAATAAAACCGCAGAAAAACAAAAAGTAGAGCATCTATGTGATGAACTAAATAGTTTAAAAGATGAGATGACAGACATAAAGAATTTGTTAAAAGAAATTTTGGAGAAATAATATGGCAGTTACGCAAGTATTATCAACGGACAGTTTAGACCAGTGGCGTCAAAAAACAAATACAGTATCTACAACTTTAGGTGATCCTGCTTCTCTTCCTGCTGGTGTAACAACTGTTGTTGGTGGTGTTAATTCTTTGAATAATAATGTTGGGGATTTGAATAACTTATCAACAGCAAATAAATCAAATATAGTTAGTGCCGTTAATGAAGTAAAAACTAATTTTGATAATTTATCAACCGCAACTGCATTGACGCGACCACAGTTGATTGCATTTGCATAGGAAGTAAAAATGGCAGTAACTATATTCGACAGATTAATATCTCTAAAGGAATGGTTTACTAGAACTAATACAATGTTTAATGATGTTGGAGATACAACTTTATTAGATGTATCTCTTGGAAATAATATTATCAACGGCATTGGAGTTATTGAAACGAAAGTTGGAGATACTTCATTACTTGCGGGTGATATCAGTACTGGCGATGTTGTTGGTACTATGAACGAATTGAGTGATAGAATTACAAGAGCGAGAATTTCAGAGGGAGAACCTCTAGCATATGATATGCATCCTATTCATGTTGTTGGAACTGACACTGATTTAGATGCACATGGATTTTATGAATAAATACTATAAAGGATAGAGGAAACAAATGGCAAACGATTTTGAGAATAGAATTGCTAGTGGGGTAGGAACATCAAGAGTTGATATGTATACTACACCATCCGCAGTAGGTAAGCGTAGTATGCTTATTGGATTAGAACTTGCTAATACCACTGTTAGTGCAATTGCCGTTACAGTTGAAATCTGGGATGATTCCGCTTCTGCATATGTAGTGCTTGGAAATGGTATAACTATACCTGCGAACTCAACGCTTTCATTTATTAGTGGACAGAAGATTGTTCTGAATGAAAGTGATAAAGTAGCAGTGACAAGTGATACCGCATCATCACTCAATGCAATTGCAAGTATCTTAGAGGACATCTAATATGGCGAAATATGTAGGCGCACAACCGAGAGTATCAGGTAATAGATTAGATGGCGGTACAATTACCACTTTCAGTTCAACTGGAATTGATGATAGTGCATCAACCGTAACGAATTTAACAATTACAGATACACAGCAAACACAAACTGGCATTATTGTAAATACTGCCACAACTGGTATTCACACATTTAATACCGATACTTTAGCAATTGATACTGACAATGATAGAATTGGTATCAATGTTGCCGCGCCTGCACATGCTGTAGATATATCAGGTCAAGTTGTTAATATTTACCATAATGATGCGGGCGCCGCAGGCGCACCTACAATTATACTTGACAGAGATAGTGCATCTCCTGTAGCAAGTGACCAACTTGCTACATTCTGTGTTAAAGGTAGAAACGATGCCGCTGAGAGTACAATTTACGCAGAAATGTATGGGCACATTGGTGATCCTACAGATGGAGCAGAAAAAGGTGAGTTTGACTTTAATGTTATGGCAGGTGGAACTCTCAAATCTGTATTGATGTTAGGAGCGGATCAAATTATTGTTAATGATGGTCAAACTTCACTTGACTTTCATGTAAAAGGTGATACTGATCCTAATCTTCTATTTGCAAACACAGTAACTTCAAGAGTTGGTATTGGAACACTGTTACCAGAACAGAAACTTCACGTTGTTGGTGATGTTAAGATTGACGGAACAATCACATTCTCAGATACCGCCGCTGGAGCAGGTGCCGCGACATTTACTATTCGTGATGAAAACAATGCTGATAGCGCGGCACAAGCAAGAGTAAATCTAGAAGATAGTGATGGTGACATTTTAGGAACTGTAGAACTACTAGACGGTGACATGGTAGTTGGTGCTGATGACCAACTTATATTAGCAACTGACAGAAACAACTCATACGGTGAGTTGAAGTCTACAGTCATGTATGCTCATAAGAGACTACCTGAGGCGGTTCGTCTTAATGGAGTATCAACGCTAACAATTGCTCCTTTGGCGAACCCTGAGTACTTCTCAGAGCAAACAGCGTGTACTATTACAACATCTTCAACTGGAGAGTTTAGTGCATTCACAGAAGGTGATGTGTGTAAGATTGAAGGGTGTACAAACGCCGCAAACAATCAGTTAACTCGTATTATGGACATCACAGGTGATGTGATGACAGTTCATGGATTCAGAACTTCATTTGTTTCAGAGAGTGGTGGTTCAATCACATTGTCTGAAGGTGGTGGTCCGTGTATGCATATTCCACCATATGTTAACTTTACATATGCAACATATGGACAAGACCAGAATACTTCTCGCGTTGCGACAATGCGCTATGTAAGAAATGCTATTTCTGGTTTGATTGATAGTTCACCTGCCGCACTAGATACGCTTAATGAACTTGCCGCGGCGATTAACGATGATGCAAACTTTGCTACAACTATATCCAATTCACTAGCATTAAAAGCAAATACCGATATGGACAACTTAACTGCTACCGGTATTGAGCAAATTAGAGACTATGTTGGTACATACGTTTCATCTGGTACTGGTACATTTACTGGAGCAGGAAACACTATTGTAGTAACAAACAATGATGCTGGTGATGTTATTGATTTTCAAATTGATGTTAATGCACCAACAATTGAAGTAGATATCACTGGAGATATTACTGCTAATGGTTCTGGAACAATGACAGATTTACAAGATGTTACAATATCAATTACTGGTGCGACCTTATCTGCGGCAAGCGTTAATGCAACCGCTCTTGTTACTGCACCAAACTTAGCAAACATTGTTACAGGTCTTACCAGAATTACATCAATTCAAGGTAGTGATGATTTGATTGTTGCTGATGCTGATGATGGATTTGCTTTGAAGAAAATTGCAAGAAGCATTGTAGCACCTGCGGCATTGAGTGAAGACTTAGGTTTCTTTGCTATCGCTATGGGTTAATAGCAGAGAAAATATTATAAATAGAGTAAAGAGATAGGATAACTAAAAATGGCAGTTGGTAATTTTAAAAATGCAAAAGTAAGTGGTGCTTCCACATCAGGAACTTCATTATATACAGTTCCCTCAGGTAAGTATACTACAATTCACGCAATTTATGTGACTAACAGATATAATCTTGAAGATTTGTATTGCAACATCGCAATCGATGATGGTGCAGGTAACTTGTTTTACATTGCATACTTATATCCTGTAGCGGCAAACTTAGGCGCCGTCTGGGAAAGACCTATAAATTTAGAAGATGGTGAAATACTAAAAGTGACTGCCTCAAGAGCGGATTCACTGGATGTGGTCGCTAGTGTTCTAGAATTTACACCGTAAAGAGAGAGTAATAGATGCCTTATATTGGAAGAACAACAGACGTAAAAGTAAGACAACAAAGAATATTAGGAGATGGTACTCAGAAAATCTTCACATTAGATTTTGTGCCAAATTCTGATAATCAGTTGGCGTGTTATTTAGATGGTACGTTTCTAAATGACCAAGATTGGGTATTCAAGCATCCTAATAAGGTTGTTCTTGCTGACGCACCAGGTGATGGAACTGAACTAGTCATTGTTGCGCCTAAGGCAACAGATATTCAATCTACCAGACATAAACTTCACATTGCAGATAATATTCAGAGAATTTTTGATTGTGGATTTATTCCTCCTAACGAATATTCAGTTTTAGTTACCGTTAATGGTGAAGTGCAACAAGATAGAGATTATGTGCTTTCTGGTAGTAAGGTAATTCTTAATACTGTTCCATCTCTTAATGCTGAAGTAGAAATCAGAGGAATCTATGATATCATTGATCCTACTGGTCAAACTTTAGCATCAAACAATCTTGCAATTAGACGCACTAGAGAAAAGACTGATGGATATCAGAATATTATTCCTATGCATCAGTATGTGCAAAATGAAAATAACGTAATTGTATGTAGAGGTAGTTCGGATAACGGCGATGCTATTGTATCTAACCAGCGCGAATATTTAATTACAAGTGGTTACAAATATGTTCACAATGATGTTCTAACCGAAAACACAGAAATTGAGTTTAGAAATCTCCAAGAAGGTTCTCCTGCACAGTATACAAATCTGTGTAGACGAGTTATTATGACTAAAGACTTTGAGGGTGTTCCTGCTACTGTTTCTGTTGGTGCTTCAGGCACTAGTGGATATACAACTGCCAATAATGTTAGAGCATATGGTGGTTCTGGAAATGAACTATGGGTTAATATCACTGCCGCGGGAGGCGTTGTAACTGGCGTTTCAATTTCCAGCATCACAGCAAATCAATTCTCGCGAGAATTTCAAACATCAGAAGCATTGAATATTTATCAAGCAGGTAGTACAAATGATGCTACAGTTATTATCGATAGTGTTACCAATAATGACGGACAACAGTATTTTGATATTAATAACACCAGATGGGATTCATTAGATAATGCATGGTTGTCAGATACAGCATACACACTGACGAATAATGAACATGAATATCTAGTATCAGTAGATGGTATTATTCAACCATATAATACATATACCAATACTGCAGGAGGACCAGGAGACCCATCTGGATCAGCAATTACTACTGTTAATATAGGTTCACTTGTTGGCGAAGATGAAAACGCTTCTTTTGTTGAAATTAGGGACATTGAAAGATTAATTAGTGACCTAGACGTTTCAATTAATGGTTCTGTTGGTGTAGAGCGTATAGTGTGGTCGACAACAGGTGCCTCAGCGGCATTTGACATAACATCAGGTTATACTGCAAGAACTTCAGACTTCCAAGCGACATTTAACTCAAACTTAGCAAACGAACAAAAGTTTATGGTGATTGTCAACGGTATTATTCAGGACAGAGATAGTTGGGCATTAACCACAGATACTTTAACTATAGGTGGGACTGCCGGTCATTCAGATGATGCTGTTACAGGCGCGCCAGTTGTTGTTGAACTAATTTTCTTCACTGGACTTGATTCCACATGTCAAGATGCTTTACAAATTGATATGACAGGAAATCCTGCAACTGGTGTTGGTGACCATAAGTTTATTCGTCTATACGATAGAGCAACCGGAACTATTGAATTACATCCAGACAGCGAATCCTCTGTAATCATCTATATTGATGGTGTATTACAGCAAGACAAAGCATATTTTGTAAATAATAACAAGATTTGTTTCTTTGATGAAGCACCTCAGTTTGGTTCTATAATTAATGTGAAAGTTTTGAAGTGTACTGAAGTTGCCGCGGCGAATAGAAGAAAAGCAATGTTTAGAGGTGATGGTAGTAGTGTCAATTATACATTACCATTTACGTCTACGACAACTCCAGATGATTTTGGTATTTTAGTATATGTGAATGGTAGAATGTATAGAGATAATGAATATGCATTGACTGGAACAAATCTAACATTTAACACCGCACCTACAAGTGATGCATTTGTTGAAGTTATTGGTATATTCGATATTACAACTTATGCTGGTGTATCATCAGATACTAACTTAGAAACCAAAAAATTAACAATCGTATGTGATGGTATTAGACAAATTTTCGATTTGGGGGAACTTGTTTTCGAGAAGCATTCTTATGGAACTGTACAAGACACATATAACGAACAAAAACTTCTAGTATTTTTAGATGGTGAATTGAAAGGTCAACATGAATATGTTATTATAGGTAACAAATTATATTTGACTGCAATTCCTAATGATGGAAATACCATTGAAGTTGTTAGATTTATATAAAAGGGAACCAAAATGGCATTAACAAAACTAACTAAACATATTGTACATGGAGCAACTATTGTTCAAGTTCGATATAAAGACTTTGCGGATATGAACTTTAATAATACCGGCACTGAAAATGACTGGGACAGTATTACGCTAACTCCACAATACGCTGATAGTATCTTAGAGTGTCATTTTAGTGGTGTTGTTGCAACACCAACACATCCTGATTCCGCTGAAGCAACAATGTATTTGGATATCAACGGCACTAATGAATATACTATCGTTAATGTTAGTGGTCCTGGTTCATACTCATTCTCATTCACTCAGTTTGGACAACGAGAAGGTGATTCCGTATCTATGTTCCATAGACATTTACCAGGATCAACAAACTTACAAACTATGAAAATTCAAATGTCTAAAAATAATACAAACAATGGTACTACATATTGTTATGATGGATTTTTCTGTGCAAAAGAAGTTGCCGCTGGAGTTACCTCCGGAACTCCTGGTAATAATTTCGTAAACTAAATGATTTTAAAATTGGAATTTATATAATGGCGTTAAAGAAAATTAGTAATAAAAGCATATTTGGAACAACATTAGTCCAACATTATGGTTGCGATTTTTCTGATGTTAGTTGTGGTACTTCAGTATGGACCGAATGGGATAACACAACCTTTCAACCAGTTGAGCGTGATTCCCATTTAGAGTGTGTGTTTACTGGAAGTGTATACGCAGAAAATAGCACGACTGAAACTCTTAGAAGTGGTAATATGCAATTAGTTATTGATGGTAATTCAGAATACTTGATGAATGGTATAATTGGTGGAAGAGGAACATTAAGTGGAGAAAGATACTTTTACAATCCAAGATTTTCTCAACATAATGTTAGACAGCAATTTAATCTGTCAAACTTTGCTACCGGATTATATTTAAATCACATTATGGCGCCAGGTCACAATAACTTAATTACTGTTGCAATTCAAGTGAGTGCTGATAATAATCAGCACAATTTACAATTTAAGGACGGTTATATGACTATCACCGAACTTGACGTAAGTGCTTTCACACCGAACACTTAAAGAAAGATATATATAAATATGTATAGAAAAGACATTAAAGGGTAATAAAAATGGCATTAACTAAAGTAACAAAACATATTGTGTTCGGTTCGCAACTGATTGCACACTATGGTAAAGACTTATCAGATTTAACTAGTAGTAGTAGTTCTTATACTAGATGGGGTGAAGCGGTAATCTTTACTCCACAATATGCCGATTCCCATTTGGAAATTGTGTTTACTGGAAGTATGTTTACCGGATCAAACTTCTCCGGAACCAACAGATATGGAAACTTAGCAATTCGAGTTAATGGAACTGATGAGTATGTTCAAGAAGGTACGATGGGTAGAGGCGCAACTAATGTTGGTACATTTCATTTCTATAATCCTAGATTTTCGCAACATAATGTCAGACAAGAGTTTCATCATTCAAATTTTGGAACTGGTGTATATGCGAACCATATTCACGCTCCAGGAACTACGAATCCACAAACAGTTGAGATTATGATGAGTTCTGATGCTGGACAATATAGTATTCAATGTCAAGATGGTTATGTAACTATTTCTGAGATTGCCGGCAATCATCACGATTTGACATAAGAGAGGTAAAACAATGGCACTAACTAAAGTAACAAAACATATCGTACATGGGTCTCTCTTAGTTCAGTTTAAATATGCTGATTTGAGTGACACTAGTATCACATCTAATACACAAACATATCAAGTGGTTGGAAGCGCAATCACTATGACACCTCAGTATGGGGACTCAATTCTTGAGTGTACGTTCTCAGCATCATATGAACACGACCAGACAGGTTCGGATAGTCAATATGCTATTTCTTTGTTTGTCAACGGTATTGAAGAATATGAACACACACAACTAGGTGGTGGTCCAACTGGAGGTAATTCGTTTACTCAACATGGTGGTGAGCATGATAGGGTTTATTCTAATATTTTTCACTCTTCATTTAGAGACACAAAGCAAAGTGTGGGGTGGGTACATAACCACACGCCAGGAAATACTAATGCACAAGTAGTTGATGTTAGAGGAAGAAGTATGGATAATAACGGTTGGCAGTTGTATGTTCGTGAGGGGTTCTTAATTGTAAAAGAACTGTCTATGGGAGTTAACTCAGGATCGCAGAACTAATTATGATTGAGGTGTACTGTGCCATTAACAAAAATTACTAAAAAGTCTATTAAAGGTAGTCTACTACTTCAATATAAATATATAGATTTATCGGATTCTTCCTTAACTTCAAATACACAAGGGTTTACTCGACATGGTGAAGTTCTAGAACTTACACCATTGGTTGGGGATTCAATATTAGAAGTTACGTTTTCTGCAAATATAAGACAAGGGTCTACTGGTGATGATGACCAGTATGAATTTGCACTATATATTAATGGAGAACAAGAATATTTAGAAAGTCAACTTCTTGGTGGTCAAGCAAGTGGAAATGCTTATTCGGTACATGGTGGTGAACATGATAGGGTAACTGCACATGTGCAGTACGCATCCTTTGCCGAGAAAATACAAAATGTAGGATTAGTGCATTGCCATCAACCAGGAAATACAAATAAACAGGAAATAGAAATTCGTTTTAGATGTGTAGATAGCAATTCGAAGAGTGTACACATGAGTGAAGGATTTTTGATTGCGAAAGAAATGGGTGCCGACAATGCTGGATTGTCAGGTACGCTGAACTAAATAACATTTAAGTATATTATAGGAGTATTAAATAATGTCAGATACAATTCCAACCGCCGTTATGAAGAGAAGTGGTCCACAGTCTTTGGAAGAACTTAGACGTAAAGGACCTGCTACGAGAGAAGAAATTGATGCGTTAGCAGAAAAGTATGGTATGGGAGTTGGTCTCACCAATGCTGAAAATGATAGAGTTGCCGAGTATTTTAAAACACGAAGAAATGCTGGAGATTTGGCAACATTATTAGGAGTTCTTTATCCAAACTGTGAATGGACAATGCGAGGTACCAGAAAAGATAACCAAGCAAAAACTTTTGATGATAGAAATCCTAACACATGGGATGCCGCTTTATATGAGCAACTTGAGTGGGATGATGATAACCCTCTTCCTAAACCTACAAAAGCAGAGTTACAAAAGATGATTCCTTTTGTACAAGATATTCTAGACCAAGAAGCATATATAAAAATGCGTAGGCAGTTTTACCCAACAGAACCACAGATGGTTCGTGCGATGTGGGAATATATTGTTGAAGGTAATAGAGAAGGTATTGATGCACTTCAAGCGCGAAGACTTGCTGTTAAAAAGCGTTTTCCGAAACCAGAAAACAAACATTGGATGGTTCAATCGGAAGATTATTTAAGAGTATATCCTAATAGTCCTGCTGACATTTTGCGAGACATTGATGAAGAAGAATTAAGAAAATTAGCATTTTCTCCAGGTGTTCAAAGTGAAGATGCTGAACCACTTGCAACCTCACTATCACTATCAGAACAAGCAGAGAAAATTCTTGCTAAAAGAGCAAAAACTAAAGTTGGACAGCATCTTGGAGGAGATAATCATATCTTTATTACTCCTACACTTGAAGACGTTGATGAATTAAAAGAAAAATTATCAAAGTCAAATGCCGAAGATGAATAAATAGATATATAAATAAAAAAGTAATAGGAGAGTAAAACTATGCCATTAAGAAACGGTAGATTAGTTCTAGAACGTCAAGTTAGTGACTTTGCCGAAAGGTTTACGGTAGACCCCAATAATCTGCTATCTGTTGGTACAGTAGTTGGATTAGCAACCTCAGGTAACTATGAGTTAGCAATTACAACAGGTTCATCGGACAACAAAGCAATTGGTGTTATATATGCTTTAGATAGAAGTTCAAATCCATATGTCGCACTTAAAGGTAGATGCATTGTTAATACTAGAGGAGTGGTTGCCAAGGGTGATACTCTTGTGTTAAGTTCATCTAAAGGTAAGTTAACAACAAACAACGCCGCGGCATTTCAGGATGTTAAAGCACTGGCGATTACAACAACTAACGATGAACACGGTCAAGTTGAGTGTATTCTAGTCTAGACAATAATAAAAACACCATAATAATAAAACTCAATAATCTCCAAGGTATAAATACTATTAGAACATAGATACCTTGGAGATTTTTTTATATGGCAAATCCAGCAAGCAGAAGCGACTTACAAGAATATGCACTGCGCCGTTTAGGTAAGGGTGTCATTGACATTAATGTGTCAACAGACCAGATTGATGATAGAACTGATGAAGCACTTCAGTTCTTTCAGGAATATCATTTTGACGGTGTAGAAAAGACTTATTTAAAGCATAAAGTAACCGCCACCACTCTTACTGTGTCTAACAGCGCACAGTTTTCAGCAAATGAAAAATTAACCGGTTCAACTAGCGGCGCAACATCATTTGTTTTTGATAAACCTACAGCAACCACAATTCGTGTAAGATATGAACTTGGTGACTATACACCTGCAGAGACAATTACAGGTGCAGTATCAGGCGCAACAGACACAGTTACTACAATTGTTGCTGGTGATATGAAGAATGGTTATGTTCCTGTAACTGATGCTATCACCGGAGTGGTTAGAGTATTTCCATTTGGTAATGCATCTTCATTAGATATGTTTGATGTTCGTTATCAATTGCGGTTAAATGAAGTTTTTGACTTTGCGTCAACTTCTGTAATATACTATAACATGATACAAAATCATATTTCATTATTGAATGAGATGTTGGTTGGACAGCAATCAGTTAGATTTAATAGACATACAGATAGAATTTATGTTGATATGGATTGGGAACAACAAATTCTACCAGACCAGTATATTATTTTTGAAGCATATAGAATTCTAGACCCAACAACATATAATGATGTTTATAATGATATGTTTCTTAAAAAATATTTAACCGCGCTAATTAAATTACAATGGGGTAATAATTTAAGTAAGTTTGCTGGTGTGCAAATGCCCGGAGGCGTTACACTTGATGGTGTTCGTATCATGCAAGAAGCACAAACCGAAATCGAAAAGATTGAAGAAGAAATGTCTTTGAGATATGAGTTACCAGTAGACTTTATGACAGGATAACAATATGGCACTTAATGCGTATTTCGACCAAGGCGGCGGATTAGATAGTACAGGTTATTCAACAGAGCAAACTTTAATTGAAAGTCTCTATACAGAGGCGATTAAAATATATGGTTTCGATGTTCACTATATTCCGCGCACACTTGTTAATGAAGATACTATCTTTACAGAAGATGGATTATCAAAATTTACATCGGCACATCCAATTGAAATGTATTTACAGTCTGTGGATGGGTTTGAGGGTGAAGGTGACTTCTTATCTAAGTTTGGTGTTGAAATTCGTGACCGTGCTAGTTTTGTTGTTGTTAAGTCGCGATGGACGACAGAGGTAGATAATAACGCATCTTTGATTGTAGAAGGTCGCCCTAATGAAGGAGACTTGCTATGGTTTCCATTGACAAATAGTTTGTTTGAAATTAAGTTTGTTGAACATGAAAATATATTCTATCAGTTAAATCAAATATACACATATAGATTAGATGTAGAACAATTCATTTATAGTAACGAAGCACTTGACACAGGTGTTGCCGCGATTGACGCAATTGAAACTACATATAGTTCAAATGCATTTGAATATGAATTGAGACTTGAAGATGCATCAGGTTCTATACTACTTGAAGACGGATTTAAACTCATTAAAGAAGATTATAACTTAGCAACAATTGTGCCTAGTTCACAAAATTATGATTTTGGATTATCTGCTGATGATATTATTGACTTTAGTGTTTCAAACCCATTTGGTGAGGTACAAAGATAATGTTAGGACAATCACACTTTTATCATGAGACTATTAGACGAACTGTTGTTGCGTTTGGTAGTGTGTTTAATGATATACATGTAAGAAGACCGGATTCAAGTGGAACTGCATTACAGTCAATGCGGGTGCCTTTAGCATATGGACCTAAAGCAAAGTTCTTAGCAAGACTGTATGAAGACCCAACAGGAAACTCACCTATACAGTTAACTCTTCCTAGAATGGGATTTGAGATTACAGGATTTAACTATGATTCCCAACGTAAGGTTAATAAATTAAATGTACTTAAAAAAGTAGACGATTCCGTAACAAATGGATTGAAAAAACAATACTTTTCTGTTCCATATAATATTAATTTTTCACTATTTGTGATGGCAAAAAATCAAGAAGATGCTTTACAGATTGTTGAGCAAATTATTCCTTTTTTCACACCAGCATTTACATTAACTATTAATGCTGTTCCTGAAATGGGTATTAAAGATGACTTTCCTTTAATTATGGACTCACTTACATATGAGGATGATTATGAGGGAGATTTTGCTACTCGTAGAAGTATCATATATACTTTATCATTTACAACTAAAGTTAATTTTTATGGACCTGTATATGAGCAAGGAGTTATTAAGAAAGTTAAAATTGATAATTATCTTGACGCCCCTACATCAACTCTAGTAAATACTAGATATGAAGCAACACCTAACCCAACATCTGCAGAAGCAGATGATGACTTTGGATTTAGTGAAGTGTGGACAGATGATCCACAGACATAGGATTTTAAATAATGGCAACTAAAACTATTTTAAACACATCTGCAACTAGAGCAACATTCACAGTTTCTGGAGATTTTACAGTTGGAACAGTAGACTTTGACTTAGATGTGGACTCTCTAGGTAGAGATGAAACTGCAGTAGACCCAGAGTGTATTATTCTTCAAATTGACTATGATAATAATGTTGGTGACGTTTTGATAGAACGTGTGACCACCCCAAATACAACTCCAGTTTTTTCATTTAGTGGTCCAGGTGTTGGTTCAATTGTTAACACAGGTCAATTAGGGTTATCCGCAGAACCAGGAAAAGATATCAGAGTTACGATTGAAGATGGAACAGTAACCATTACGTTGAAAAAAGTAAGCGGATTTACTCAACAGTAGAGATAATAATATGAATGATAAAGTGAATACAAAACTAAATGACTTGTTTGATGTTGCCGGAGAAATAATAGAAAGCGATACTAAACACTTACCCTCAACCCATGTCGATGCACCTAGTCTAGATTTATCTGATGCCGATGCCGATTATGAGGTGGCGAGACAAAATTTTCACTTACTTATAGAAAAGGGTAATACTGCAATAGAAGGAATTCTACAACTTGCAAGAGAAGCAGAGAATCCTCGTTCATATGAGGTTGCTGGACAGTTAATTAAAACAGTTAGTGATGTAACTCAAGACTTGATGAGACTTCAAAAAAATATGAAAGACTTAAAAAAAGTAGATAAAGAAGATGCACCTACAAATGTAACAAACGCATTATTTGTTGGATCAACCGCAGAGTTGCAAAAGTTACTTCAAGGTGACACAAAAGATATAAAGGTAATCGACCATGAGTGATTTCGATTTTGGTTTCACCGCTGTAGATGAAAATGAACTAGAAGCAGTACAACAATTAGCACAGACTGCAACATCATCAACAGAAGAGGTAGCAAAACTACAAGCAAAAGTAAAAAAACTGCATGAAGCAGTTGTACCGCTTTTAAATAACTTAAAAGCAAATCCAGATAAAGATTATATCTATTGGCCAAATCGTACATTAAAGATTGACCAATTTGAAGTTGTATTACAGAAGATTATAAATGAGTGATAATTATTTAGGTAATCCTAATCTTAAAAAAGTAAACGTACAAGAACAGTTTACTAAAGAACAGATTGAAGAGTATATCAAATGTTCTAAAGACCCGGAGTACTTTATTATTAATTATATTAAGATTGTTAATCTTGATGAGGGTTTTGTACCATTTGAAATGTATCCATTTCAAAAGAAGATGGTTAAAACATTTCACAAGAACAGATTTTCAATTTGTAAGATACCTAGACAGTCAGGTAAATCAACTACAGTGTGTTCATACATTTTGTGGTTTGCATTATTCAATCCTACTGTAAACTGTGCTATTCTCGCGAACAAAGGCGCACTTGCAAGAGACTTGCTTGCAAAAATTCATATGTCATATGAAGCACTACCTCCTTGGTTACAGTTAGGTGTTAAAGTATGGAACAAAGGTTCTATTGAATTAGAAAATGGTTCTAAAATTGTAGCATCAGCAACATCATCATCTGCAGTTCGTGGTGGATCATTTAACTTAGTATTCTTGGATGAATTTGCGTTCGTTCCATTCAATTTAGCAGATGAATTCTTTAAGTCTGTTTATCCTACTATCACTTCTGGTAAAAGCACTAAAGTAATGGTAGTGTCTACACCTAAAGGCATGAACCAATTTTATAAGATGTGGGTTGATGCTGAAGAAGGTCGAAGTTCTTATGTGCCTATTGAAGTTCAGTGGAATGATATTCCTGGACGAGGACAAAGATTTAGAGAAGAGACTATTAAGAACACCTCTGAAGAACAGTGGCGTCAAGAGTTTGAGTGTGAGTTTTTAGGTTCATCGAATACACTTATTAATCCTAATGCACTAAGAAATCTAGCATATAAGACACCAAATTACAATAAAGAAGGATTAAGCGTCTATGAAGAGGCGCAACCAGAACGTACATATGTTATGACTGTTGACGTTTCAAGAGGCGTAGGTTTAGACTACAGCGCGTTTGTAGTGATAGATGTTACAGAGATGCCTTTCAAAGTCGTTTGTAAGTATAAGAGTAATGAAATTACTCCTATGATGTATCCCACAATTATTAATAAGATGGGTACACATTATAATAACGCATACATTCTAGTAGAAGTCAACGATATAGGTCAACAAGTCGCGGATATTCTAAATAATGAAGTAGAATATGAAAACTTACTTTCCACAACATGGAAGGGAAGAGCAGGACAAATAGTAGGTGGAGGATTTGGCACACAGAACAATATGGGTGTGCGTACTACAGCGCAATTAAAAAGACTTGGTTGTAGTAATCTAAAATCTCTAGTTGAAGAAGAAAAATTTGTTATACAAGATTTTGATATAATAAATGAACTATCAACTTTTATCGCTAAGAAAGGTTCTTACGAAGCAGAAGAAGGTAGTCATGACGATTTAGCAATGTGTTTGGTGATGTTTGCTTGGTTATCCGGACAACCATATTTCAAAGAATTGACCGACAATGATATTCGAATGAAATTGTATCGCGATAAGATGCAAATGTTAGAGGATGAATTAACACCTTTTGGTTATATCGCTGATGGAGTGAATGATGTGGAAACATCTTTTGTAGATACTCAAGGCGACAGGTGGGTCATTGTAGACGAAGGTGCATGGTAGCAGTTTCGAAGAAATTAGATATTATAAATATTCATACAATGACTATTGACTTAAAAAATATACGGGAGTAAATAAAAATGGCATTTCAACTTTCACCAGGCGTTCTAGTACGAGAAATCGACTTGACACAGGTTGTGCCAGCAGTAGCAACCTCTCCAGGTGCCTTTGCGGGTGTATTCCAATGGGGACCTGTAGATGAAGTAATCAATATTTCTTCAGAGAATGAATTGGTTTCCGTTTTCGGTGAACCAAATGCTGAAACATATACCTACTTCTTTACTGCGGCAAACTTTTTGTCTTACGGTTCTAACTTACAAGTAGTTAGAGCGGAAACAGGAAATCTAAACGCTACCAGTTCAACTGGTTTTCTAATTAAAAATAGCACACATTATGATAATCTAGGTGCATCAGCAATCGCATCTGGAGCAGGTGAGTGGGCGGCGAAGTATCCAGGCACACTTGGTAACTCATTAAGAGTTTCATTGTGTCAGAATGCAGACGCTTTTTCAAAAACTGCAATCACAACTGTAACAACATCAAACGCAATTGGTGCAACTACAGTTGATGTTGTATCAGCAACAGACCTCATTATCGGTGACTTAGTAGTATTTACTGGTCATAGCACAGAATATGAGATTGTTGGAATTTCAACAAACACACTTACTATCAGAGAAAAGGGAAAGACTACTGGTCTTACCGCTATTGTTGATGGAACATCGGTACCTGTTAATGTAGAAGCAAGATGGTTCTATCATGCAGATTTTGATGGTCCTCCAGGAACATCAGTACAAGCAACTGCCAGAGGTGGTTCGGGCGATGAAATTCATATTATCATTGTCGACCAATCAGGAGATATTACAGGTACAGCAAACACAGTACTTGAGAAATTCTCAAATCTCTCTGTTGCATCAGACGCTAAGAAATCTGATGGAACTGTTAATTACTTTGTAGAGTATATTAATCAATACTCTGCTTACATTTGGTTTGCTGGAAATCACAGTGAATTAGATGCAGACGTTGGTGCCGCTACCGGTCTACTTTCAAATGCGTTTACACATACATCTAGAAAACCAGATTATGCATCACTATCAGGTGGTACAAATGATAATACACCAACAGACGGTGAATTGCAGACTGCTTATACACACTTTGCAAACGATGAACTCTATGATGTTTCGCTTATTCCAGTTGGACCTGCATCAGGTGTAGTTGCTAAGTGGGTCGTAGACAATGTTGCAGAAATTCGTAAGGACTGTATGGTATTCTTATCACCAGAACTTGCTGACGCAACTTCAATTACAGCGGCAACCGATATTGTAGACTTTAGAAATGTATCTGCAAATATCAACTCATCATTTGCAGTAATGGACTCTGGATGGAAATATCAATATGACCGTTACAGCGATGTATATCGTTACATTCCATTAAACGGCGATGTTGCTGGATGTTGTGTACGCACAGACTTAGTTGCTGATCCATTCTTCTCACCTGCTGGATTCCAGCGTGGTCAAATTAGAAATGCAGTTCGTTTGGCATACTCACCAAATAAAGCAGATAGAGATACTCTCTATAAGAAGCAAGTTAATCCTGTTGTTTCATTCCCTGGACAAGGCGTTGTCTTGTTTGGCGATAAAACAATGTTGACTTCACCTTCAGCATTCGATAGAATTAATGTTCGCAGATTGTTCATTATTCTAGAAAAAGCAATTGCAACAGCGGCGAAGTTCCAGTTATTTGAATTTAACGATACATTTACTAGAGCAAACTTCAGAAACTTGGTTGAACCATTCTTGCGTGATATCCAAGGTCGTAGGGGCATTTACGATTTCAAAGTCGTATGTGATGAAACTAACAATACTCCTGCCGTTATTGATGGTAATGAGTTTAGAGCAGATATCTTTATTAAACCTGCAAGGTCTATTAACTTTATCACACTAACATTCGTTGCAACAAGAACTGGTATCAGTTTTGAAGAGACTGGCGTTTAAGGGATAAATAGGATAAAATAGGAGCAAACAATGGCAACAATTTCAGACTTCAAATCCCGTATGGTAGGAGGCGGTGCAAGAGCGAACCAATTTAGGATTACTCTTACATTTCCTGACTATGTAACAGGCGAGGTTGCGGGTGCCGCGGGACGTGATGCAGAATTTCTCTGTCGCGGTGCCGCATTACCTGGATCAACTATCGGCAATACACCAGTCAACTATAGGGGTCGTGTAGTAAACTTTGGCGGTGAAAGAACTTTCACTCCATGGACTATTACAGTATATAACGATACTTCTTTTGCAATTCGTGACGCATTAGAAATCTGGCAAAATGGTATTAACAACCCAATCACTAATAGAGGTAAAGTTTCACCTTCACAGTATTTGGTTGACCTGCGAGTAGACCATTTAGACAGAAACGATGCTATTCTAAAGTCATATATAATTAAAGATGCATATCCTACTAATATTGGTGAGATTGCACTTGACTTTGGAACAAACGATGCAATTGCAGAGTTTACTTGTGAATTTACTTATCAATTCTTTGAAAGTCTTGGTGGTCGTGGTGGTAATACTACCGCAGATACCACTATTTAAGACTGATATAAGTATTGTATAATATGTTAGAGTGGAGATAAAATGGCAGTCAAACTTTTTGGATTTGAGATAGGTCGTCCCGGAGAGGTTCAGAATAATAAGCAGGACATTATTCTTCCTTCTCCGGACGATGGTCAATCAACTGTAAGCGGTGGTGCTTATGGTATGTATCTCAATCAGGATTATTCAGCAAAGAATGAAGCGGACCTTATTAAAAGGTACCGCGAAATTTCTATGTATCCTGAGTGCGAAGCGGCGATTGATGATATTATTAATGAAGCAATTGTATCTGATGAAGAACAGTCTGTTAATATTGTATTAGATGATGTTTCTTTATCGGATTCAGTTAAGAAAAAAGTTAGAGAAGAGTTTAAACAAATTCTGAAGATGCTTGACTTTAACAAGCGTTCTCATGAGTTGTTTAAGCGTTGGTATGTTGATGGTAGACTTTATTTTCATAAAGTTGTAGATACTAAAAATACAAAAGACGGAATTCAAAAGTTACGAATTATTGATCCACGCTCAATCAAGTATGTTCGCGAAGTTGAGAAAGATGAAGCAAATGTATCGGAAGATAATATTGCACACATTAAACGTGTAAGAGAATATTTCTTATATACAGAAGGTTCTGTTATTGGTAATATAGCACAAATCAAAAAGGCGGCGTCAGTCGCTTTAACAAAAGATAGTGTAACATATGTTCCTTCAGGTTTAACTGATTTAAATAATAATATTGTTTTAGGTTATTTACATAAAGCAATTAAACCTGTTAATCAGTTAAGAATGATGGAAGATGCACTTGTAGTATATCGTATTGCAAGGGCACCTGAGCGTAGAGTATTCTATGTAGATGTTGGCAACTTACCTAAGCAAAAGGCGGAACAGTATCTAAAAGACATTATGAATAACTTTAAAAATAAGTTAGTTTATGATGGAGATACTGGTGAAGTCAAAGATGACCGTAAGTTCATGAACATGTTAGAAGACTTCTGGATGCCACGAAGAGAAGGTGGAAGAGGAACTGAAATCACAACATTAGGTGGTGGTCAGAACCTCGGTGAGATTGAAGATGTTGAGTATTTTAAGAAGAAGATGTTCTTAGCACTTAACGTACCACAGTCTCGTATGCAACCTGAAAGTGGATTTCAGTTAGGTCGAGCAACAGAGATTAATCGCGATGAGTTAAAGTTTACAAAGTTTGTCGGTCGTTTGCGTAAAAAGTTTAATGAATTGTTTCAAGACTTACTACGCACACAGTTAATACTTAAAAATATTTTAACTGAAGAAGACTGGGAAGTTATTAAAGAAGATATTCGTTATAGTTATATCAAAGATAATCAGTTTACAGAACTTAAAAATCAAGAGATATTAAGAGAGCGAATTGCGCTGTTGCGTGATACTACAGAATTTGTTGGTCAATATTACTCTGCATTATGGGTGCGTAAGAATATTCTGATGCAAACAGACGATGATATTGAACAGATAAATAATCAGATAACAGCGGAGGCAGAAGTCGCCGCGCAAAACCAAGACGGTGAAGAACCAGATGATGAAGGAGACTTTTAAATGAGTGATAATAAAATTAATTCAATGATTGGCGATATTCGCGATAAGAATTTAGTAGATGCTGAAGTTAAGTTTCAGTCGGTTATGAATGATAAGGTTGCAATGCAACTTGCTACTGCGAAAGAAACACTTTCGAAGAGTTTATTCAATGACAACGGACAACTTGATATTGATGCATCGACAGAAAACTAGAAGGTAGATACATGTCATTAACACTCACCCATATCAGACAAACTTTAGATTTACAAGAAAAAGTTAAAGTTGGCGCCGGCGAAAAAATTGTAAAGAACGAAAAGATTGGTCGTAAAAAGAATGTTGAATTTACAATCACATCAAAAGGTAATAAGTTCTTTGCTTACTTTGATGGCGAAAAGTATGCGGGTTCATATTCTAATCAAAAAGATGTGGAAAATATTGCAAAAGAATACTTGCAACTTGTGGGTGAAGAGTTAGAAGAAAATCGTGCAAAGCGCGATGCAATGAGAGCAATGGGTCGTAGAAGTGGTAAAGACGCCGCTGATATCGATACTGATGCTACCGATACAGATAGAGAGCAGGCAGATAAGAATGTAATCGTTCAGTTGCGTAAAGTTATTTCTTTGCGTGGTATGAAACCTGTTGAGTTCTCTAATGGAAAGAAAGTCAAATTAAATCCTAAAGATGCAGAAAAAATTCTGCGTATCTATCAAAATCTTAAACCTGCTTCTAAATTGCAGTTACAGACTTATGTTTCTAAGTCTCCTGAAAACTTTAAGAAAGCAGTATCAGAGTTAAAAGAAGAGTTGGATGAAGCACCAAAGATGAAGTATGCTCTTGTTGGAACAGATATGAAAATCTATTCAATGGGCAGTGATGAGCGTGACCTGAGATTGGATCGTAGAAGTCTTGAAAAGCGTTTTAAAGATGTTGCACCACTCAAAATGGCAAGACTTAAAACTGCACAAGCAATTGGTGACAAAGTAGATAAGTCGCAACTAAAAGAAGAAACACTTGATGAGGCATTACCTGCACATCTTGCAAAGTTATTTGATAAAGACGGTAACTTCAAAGACCCTAAGAAGCAGAAAATCTTTGATAGAATGATGGGTGATGGTATTGGTAAAGAGATTGCTCAGAAGATGGGTCGTATTCAGTTTCGTGTAGATGCTGATAGTAGAAATAAAAAAGTAAAAGTCTATGTTGACAGCAACGATGAGACAGATGCACAAAGAGCATTGAAAAATCATCCAGCATATGTGTCTGGAGCATTAAGAGTAATACCAGAAGAAAGCGTAAACGAAGAAAAATTTGCTGGATGGATTGCAATCTATAAGGGCAAGAAACTTGAAATCAAAAAGAGTGAAGCAGAAAGCATATATGGTGCAAAACTCAAAGCAATTAAAGACTTGAAAGTTCCTAAGTCACAACAGGGACTTCTTGCTATTAAACCAGCATATGAAGAATTCGTTGACGCAGACCTTGCTAAACAAGTGCGTGAAGAAGTAGAACTTGAAGAGGGTAAGATGAAGCAATTGCATGACCTTATCTCTCAAGGTAAGTCTGCACAACAAATTGCTAAAATGTTAAAACTAGATGTTAAGACCATTCAAGCATTAATGGATGAGACTATTAATAAGGATTCTATTGTTTCTGAAAAGGTTACACCTTATGTATACAACTCATTTAACGAATTCGTAGTTCACCATGGTGATAAAGAAGAAACCGATACTTCTACCATAAAAGAGCGAGCATTGACTAAATTTGAATTAAAGAAGCGAGAGAAAATCGCTAAAGACTTACCTGATGCTGAATTTAAGAAGCGTTATGGTGATGATTGGATGAATGTTAAGATGGGTACCGCCACCAATATGGCAAAGGGCGAAAGTTAAAACATTATACTGTATAAATATTAGTAAAATAAAAGGGTATTTAAAATGGCAATAGGTCAACAATTTCTAAAGGTTACCAAAACGACTAATGTAGTCAGTGTAACTGGAGGTGCGGGAAACACCACCATCGATATAGATGGTGCTTCATTTCTTGTGACAAGTCAAACTGCCGCTTCACCTACTGTTGGTATCAAGGAAATTATTTGGTCTGGTGACGTAACAGTTGAAAGTGCCGCTACAGGAACAATTAAATTTGACAGTGGTGGTGTTACAGCAGGACACATTATACTTCCTGCTACAGAAGTCACAGATGCCGATGAAGACATCAAAGTAACATTAGGTACTAATAGCGGCACATGCATTTTAGTGCTTAAAAAATTAACAGGTTATGCAGGTATCTAACATGAAACTGATTAGAGAAGAAATTTCAGACGCTAACTTTCTTGTAGAAGAGAAGGGTGGCGCAAAACAATATTTCATTGAGGGCGTATTCATGCAGTCCGACCTCAAGAATAGAAACGGTCGAGTATATCCAAAGTCAGTTATGGAAACTGAAGTCAAAAGATATACTAAAGAAAACATTGACCGTAAACGTGCGTTTGGTGAGTTGGGACATCCTGATGGTCCAACAATCAATCTTGAAAGAGTATCGCATATGATTACAGAACTGAAGATGGATGGTTCTAATGTCATAGGCAAAGCAAAGATTATGGATACTCCATATGGTAAGATTGTTAAGAATTTGATGGATGAAGGCGCTACTTTGGGGGTATCTTCTAGAGGCATGGGTTCGCTTAAAGCGGGTCGTTCAGGTGCCCAAGAAGTGCAAGGTGACTTTTATCTTGCAACCGCCGCCGACATTGTTGCAGACCCATCTGCACCTGATGCTTTCGTAAGTGGCATCATGGAAGGTAAAGAGTGGGTGTGGGATAATGGCATCATCAAAGAAGTGAATATCGAAAGATATAAACAAGAAATTAAGAAAGCATCTATGCGTAAATTAGATGAAGCAAAATTGCAAGCATTCGAAAATTTCTTGTCAAAACTTTAAACAACAATTATAAATAATAGACAAACAAATAGGAGATATCCAAATGTCAGTAGAAGATAAAATTAAGGAACTGTTAGAAGCATCAATTGCTGAAGCGGCACCTAAAGGCGCAGAAGACTTAGGTCCTGCTGTAACTGATCCAGAAACAAAGTCTGGTCCAGACGCCGGTAAGAAACAGAAAAAAGCATCTGCTCCAGGTGGAGAAAAACCACAAGAGAAAATGCAGAAAGTCAAAGAAGACGAAGATGCAGATGAAGATGTAATTGCAGAAGAAGAAGTCACTGAAGGCGAACTTCCTCCTGCCCTCAAGAAAGCAATCGCTAAGAAAAAAGGCGAGAAAGTTGATGAGGAAGAGGACGAAGATGAAGACGAAGATGATGAAGAAATGAAAGAGTCCAAGAAAGTAGTCGCTAAAGAAGAAGACGATGAAGATGAGGACGAAGATGAAGATGAAGACGAAGATGAAGTCGAAGAAATGGCACATGGTAAGAAGAAGTTAAAAGCATCATACAAATCCGAAGATTTGGATATTGCTGATGACATGTCTGCCCTTGCTGAAGCAATTTCACTTGATGAAGATACTCAAGCAAAAGCAAAGACTATCTTTGAAGCGGCAGTTCTTTCTAAAGTTAATGGTGCGGTTGCAGATATCAATGAAACATTTGCTGTTGCATTGGAAGAAGAAGTTGCTAAAATTCAAGAAGATTTGACAGAGAAAGTTGACACTTATCTTTCATATGTTGTTGAGCAGTGGGCATCTGATAATGAACTCGCAGTTGAGCGTGGTCTTAAATCAGAAATCACTGAAGATTTCATCGTTTCATTGAAGAAAGTATTCGAAGAGCATTACATTGATGTTCCAGAAGACAAATATGACGTAATGGCAGAACAGCAATCAAAAATCGAAGCACTTGAGACTAAACTCAATGAGCAAATCCAAAAGAATGCTGAAACTGCAAAAATCGTCAACGAAGCAAAGAAGCAAATTGCTATCGAAAATGCTACTAAAGACTTAACTGACACTCAAAAAGAGAAGTTTGCTGGTCTAGTAGAAAGCGTACAGTTCGACACTGAAGAACAGTACAAAGAAGAATTGGGAACACTCATTGAGAGTTACTTCCCAAAAGTTGCCAAAACTATCGAAGAGGACGCGGTTGCTGTTGAAGAGATTTCTGAATCAGTCAATCTAACCGGAGAGATGAAAGACTATGTTTCTGCAATCTCCAGAACATTTAAGGCAAAGTAATAGTATAAATAATACTGTTACATTTATTAAAAGTAAAAACAAGGAGATATAAAAATGTTTTTAACAGAAAACCTTCAGCAGAAGTGGGGTCCTGTTCTTGAGCATCCTGACATGCCTGCCATTCAGGATTCTTACAAGAAGGCAGTCACAACTGTAATTCTTGAGAACCAAGAAAAAGCAATGAAAGAGGAGCGTGGTATGCTCCATGAAGCGGCACCTGCCAACGCCGCTGGCGCTATGCCAGACAGTGGTGGGGTTGCTAAGTTTGACCCAATCCTGATTTCGCTTGTACGCCGTGCAATGCCTAATCTGATTGCATACGACATCTGTGGTGTTCAACCTATGACTGCTCCAACTGGTCTTATCTTTGCAATGAAGTCTACTTACAGCACCCAAGGTGGTACTGAAGCACTCTTCAACGAAGCAGATACAGACTTTGCTGGTGTTGGTACTCACGCTGGTTCAAACCCAGTTGACGGTACTCACACAACTGGTACCGCCGCCGCAACCAACCTTGGTGAAGCACTTGGCGATGGCGCTGTTGCAATGGGTAACTCTGGTCAGTTTAACGAAATGGCATTCTCAATTGAGAAGACCACCGTTACTGCTAAGACCCGCGCATTGAAAGCAGAATACACACTTGAACTTGCACAAGATTTGAAAGCAGTTCACGGTCTTGACGCTGAAACAGAATTAGCAAACATCTTGTCTGCAGAAATTCTTGCTGAAATCAACCGCGAAGTAGTTCGTACTGTGTACACATCTGCTAAAGCAGGCGCACAAGCAGGCGCAGTAGCAACTGCTGGTACTTTTGACTTAGACGTTGACAGTAACGGTCGTTGGTCAGTTGAGCGTTTCAAGGGACTCTTGTTCCAAATCGAGCGCGATGCTAACACAATCGCACAAGACACTCGCCGTGGTAAGGGTAACTTCATCATCACTTCAAGTGATGTTGCATCTGCTCTGTCAATGGCAGGCGTTCTTGATTACGCACCTGCACTTCAAACTGGTCTCCAGGTTGATGACGCTGGTAACACCTTTGCTGGTGTACTTAACGGTAAGATTAAAGTCTACGTTGATCCATATTCAGCAAACAACTCAGATGCTTCACAGTTCTACTGTGTAGGTTATAAGGGTACTTCAGCATATGATGCTGGTCTGTTCTATTGCCCATACGTTCCGTTACAAATGGTTCGTGCAGTTGGTGAGAATACATTCCAACCTAAGATTGGTTTCAAGACACGCTACGGTATTGTCTCAAATCCATTCACATCTATCAGTGCTGATAGCAACGCTTACTACAGACTTACTAAAGTTACTAACCTTATGTAAGATTGCTGTAAAGCAAAAAACGAGAAAAGGGTCCTTCGGGACCCTTTTTTTTATTATAAATTCATGATAATACTTAGTCAATTTATCACTCTAATCTTATAAGTAATAGTATGCATTTTGCATAAAATTTTATGGAGAAAATTATGTGGACTAAACCAACATATACAGAAATGAGATTTGGATTTGAAGTAACAATGTACATAATGAACAAGTAATACTCAGAGGGGACTAAATGTCCCCTTTTTTAAATGGATAAATAGTAGTATAAACGAATAGGAAAACTACTATGGCATATGACAGCAATGTTAACATTCAGACATGGGTTCAATCAAATCCAGTTCAGCAAAATTTAAACTATCTTGCACCGTCATCATTTGTGTTTACAATGCAAAATCTTCCAACTGTTGCATTTACATGTCAGACGGCAAATATTCCTAATACTACATTAGGAATGTCTACACAATTTACAAGAGTTAAAGATACTCCAGTTCCTGGTGACACATTACAATTTGGTGACTTATTAATTACCTTTCTTGTTGATGAGGATATGGTAAACTATAAAGCACTCTATACATGGATGAGAGCAGTCAGTGGTGACATTGACACAAAAGAGTACACAGATTATATAAACTCTTCTGTGGCGCATCCTGCGGCGTCTAGTAGTACATTAAAACCTATTGCTCCTACTATGACAGACGCTACAATGACAATTACAAATAGTAGCAATAATGCAAACGTAGAGATACGCTTCAAAGATTTATTTCCAACTTCATTGGAAGCACTACAGTTTGATATCACAGACACATCAATGCCATACATCACGGCATCTGCATCATTTTCATTCTCTTGGTTTGATATTGTGAAATTATAACTTTTACCCTTTTTTTGCTTGACAAAAAGGTAGAAGTGTGTCATTATGTATAAAATTATATGTGAGGAATGAATGATAGAACTAGACAAGTTACAACAAATGTGGGCGGCAGATGCTGGATTCGATGACACCGAACTTAGCAAAGAAGCATTAAATGTACCAAATCTACATGCTAAGTATGTTGCAATTTTAAGCACAGTCAAACTCAATCTCAGAAAAGAACAAAGCGATTACGCAAAACTTAGACGCTATAAGTGGCGGTACTATCGTGGAGAACTGTCGGAGAATGAATTAAAAGAACTTGGTTGGGAACAGTACTTGGGTGCAAAACCTCTGAAGAATGAAATGGAAGAACAACTAGAAGGCGACTTTGATTTAATCAAAAAGAAAGACAAAGTTGTATATTATGAAACGGTTGTAAACTTCTTAGAATATGTTGTTCGTAGCATCAACTCGCGTGGGTGGGATATCAAGAATGCAATCGAATGGCACAAGTTTACTAATGGGGTAATGTAATGAA